ATCCGTGGTGATCAGGAAGAATCCCTGTTTCGACCCGACGAGTGGCTGGACGGTGAACACCTCCCCGCCTACGGCGTTCTTCTTGAAGTCCAGGGAAACCGCTGTCTGCGTCGGGTCCTTGGTCTGGGTCTTGAGGGCCAGGAAACTCACCGAGGAGACGTTGTCCAAGCCGATCTGTAGATCGGCGGTGGACGCAGGAACCAATGTCTTCCATGTCCCACCTTCTCCAAGGCCATCCGACACTACTTCCCAGGCAATACTACCTAGATCGGCAGTATCAGTCTGGGAACACGAAGATACTTTGACGCTTCCACTCTGTCGAAGTCTGATAGCCATACAAGGACTCTACGGCAAATCGTAATCTATTTCCATCGCACAAGCCGCTACACCTCCACCGCCCGCCGACACGATCTCTACCGTATAGTTGTATCCCGTAGCAATCACCTCCGTTAGTGTCGAGATCGTCAACACCTGGATATTTCCCGATTGGTCAGTGGGCCCTGCGGTAGACCCCACTTGCACCGGGGAACTCATGTCGCTTCCACCGATGTTGTGGGCGGTACGCCAGAATTTGGCCTCGACAGTATTGCCTGGAGAATCTTCCACGATCACCCGAAGCTCGAGTACCCGCTTACCCACGTCGAGAGTGATAGGCATCATCCAGGGATTTATGAATCCTGCTCCGGCGGCAACGCGTCCATCGACTCCTACTGAAACTCCAGACGCACCGATGAGACCAACCTCGAGTCCTTCCACGGCTGTCATCATCAACGTACGTAAGCCGTGCTTGAACCTGCCAGTGGAACTCACAGTGATGTGTTGCCCCGCCCCAGCGGTAACTCCTGCATTGGCAGTAATCGACCCAGAGGCGGTAAGAGTGGTCACCGTTGAATTCCCAATGACATCGAGAGTAGTCGCTAGATCCAAGGATACGGCATCGATATCCTGCGCATCCAACGTGCTCTTTACGGTAAGCGTACCACTCGACGAACGCAGGTCAGGCGGAGGCTCGGTGTCGTCCACCTTTCCGAAAATGATCGCGTCAAGGACATGATCATACTCCATCGTCGCACCCCGATTGTTACCTACAAGAGTAGCATCGCGGCTACGGAGAGTGACAATGGATGCATCCACAGGCTCCCCGTATTTCTCGTCGCCTACGACAGCCTTGTTGGCTACCCAGATCTGAAGGTAACCAATTCGCAGAGCATTCGCAGTGCTCGCCCATTGGTTCCCCGTGAAGACGATCTCGACGCGATCCAGGACATCTTCGGGCGCGGGAAAGGTCTTGTCGTGGACAACGGCCCCTCCACTCAACAGCGCGAGGTTGATTGGAAAGGATGTCGTCGATGTCGATAAACCGTCGTCTGCACGAAACACCAGATTCAACGAACAAGTGCCCACGATGGACGGAACGCTCTGCACGTCCTCTGTCCATCGAACTCGAACACGGCGTCCCGTCGTTACCGACTTCCCAATACGCTGACGCAAGTACGTATCGATCGTCGTAGCGGTGACAACTGGATTGAATACCGCCCCATCAGCCCCAGTGTGGTTGAATCCCGCCCTCCACTGTGCATTCCCGCCGTCGGCATCGAAATGCCAAAAGGGAATCGTTTTCCCAGTCTCGAAGGGATCCGCCGAACTGCCCAGTTGGAAATCCGCGTTCTTCAGGACAGGCAACCACGGTGTAGCGTCTGGCATGGGGTTGGCCCACGCATAAGTACGAAAATCCGCGCCTATGTTCGCCGCTGGAATGGGAGCGTTGTTGTTCGCGGGAATCGTCACGGTTCCGAGAACAACGAGTTCTGGGTACTCGGCGGCAATCGTGAACTCGTCGGTAGGAGATAGTTCATACGCTCGCAACGTGACCGTCGTCGGAGAACCCACCGCGTAGGTCGCGTACAAACAAAGCACCCACGTCTTTTCGAAAAATGGGTCTACCAGACCGCTCAGATCGGCATCGAACGACCCAAGATCTCGGATCGTCAACGCATATCCTGTAGAGGTATGGAATAGTGCCACACTGTCCAGATAGTCCGGATCCGGGGAAACGGTTACCGAGTTCTTGTTGATAGCATCCTCGGTAAGGAGAAACCCGCGATAGGTACCGCGCGCGGAGTGGATGTCCTTCGCGTTCAACCCCTCTGTAAGGTAGGGCTCGCGATATCGGACTTTTGCAACAGTTTCGGCGAAGATTGTGAGCGTCGTCGGCATTCAGAATGTGATCCTTATGAAATTCTCTAGCGGTAAGGGTTGTTTTACCTGCTCTGGAAAAGTCGCATAAGCGACCAATAACTTCTCCCCGCTCTCGACAGGGTGATCTGCGAACACACCAATCTCGAAAATGCTGGGTTTGTTGCCAAACCCATCATCGTTGAAATCGATGGTCTCGAGGCGGCAACGGATTCGGATGGTCGTAGGAGCCTCGAAGAGGAAGTCGGCCCCAGTGAGAGCCTTCTCGAAGGTTGCCAGGCTGTCCGAAGGGTAGCGCTGATCCGCGGGGGCACGCGTTGGGTCTACCACGCAATCGAGGTCTTGGATGAGGGGAGCACTCACCCGGCGTAAGTCGGAAACAGGCGCCCTGGGTACCGCTCCTGATCCAGTATCGATCCATCCCCCCTCTCCTACCTTGAAGGTCTTGATTCGAGGATCCCATTCGGAAGCCCCTGTATCAGTTACACTTGCTGGAATGAAGAGTCCCCCCAAGATCTGGGGGAGATACAACCGAGCATCATCGGTAACCACTCCTGGAATTACAGCCATTCCTTCACCCTTCTATAGCGCCGGCAAACTACATCGGAAGCCCTGATTTGTAAAGCATCCTACGGAGTTTCCACGGTCGCTCCGAGATTGAACGCCGCGCCCAGACCTTGGACGCGCAAGGGAACGAGTTGGACATGTATCGGCGTAGTCTCTTCCAGGCGAGCGAGCACACGATTGAACGCGTTCTCCACCGCCACTCCTGTTTCTTCCGAAATCGTGTCGGCTGTTACCCGTGCCAACACCTTGGAAGACGCGCAAAAATCACATGACGTATTGACGGGGCAGACGTATCGCAGGATCGCCGATCCGGTCGTGGGCGCGACAGCTGCTTTCACTTCGAAGGTGTAGACCGTTCCCGCAACAAGGGCAGGAACGGTCTCTACGAAGAAGGAGACGTTCGCAGAGTCGATGAACAGCCAATTGCGGACCGCCAGGATGACAGCCGCGGTACCGTTGACGGCAGAAGGCCCTTGTGGAGGACCATCATCCACCGTCACCAAGAACACTCCCGGGGCCAACGGCGAAACCGCGGTGACCAGAACCTCTACGTCCGCGAAGAAGTCATCCTCGAAACAATATTTGTCCACGCCGAAGTAGTTCGTCGATTGGACCGGAAGTCCATCTATGATGACCTCCATCAGATCAGAATCGAATTCATCGAAGTTTGGCAATGTAGGGGGAGTCTCCACGTATAGTTTGACGACGGCCCAGACGAGGGATCCGTTATTGGCCTCTGGCAAGGTCACCGTATCGGCCATACGCATTTCCACCGTTGTGACATTGATGAACGTCTCGATGGTGTAGAGCGTGTTGTTTCCAAGAACGGCCGCCCCTGTCACACGAATGTGGGAACCCACGTCACTGGCGCCGAACTGCGCGGTCGGAGAACTGAATCGGACAAGCCCCGCAACCTCGGAGAGCGTCCCGTCTACTCCTGTACGGCCTTCCCCCGGATCCCCCACTTCGAGGAAATTCGTGAGAAGACTGGAAATGTCGATAGAAATACGATAGAGCGCACTAACCTCGACATTGTAGCCAGAAATGCTACCGATGATCTCGTACGCCTTCGCTGTACCCTTTCGGGAAATCCATCGCGATACGTTGGCGACCCAACTTCGCTGCCTATTTTCGTTTTCCTGGTTGTCTACCGCAATGCCAAAGTCTCGAGCCAACCAGGAGATGAGCGCGGGCGCCCTGAGTTGGACCTTGGTCCGGTCGTCATATGTCGTCGGAACGCGCATCTCCCATGTCAATGGGCCGGCGTCTACCGCGAGAGAGGCGTCGAGAGTGACCGTGGTACTGTCCACGAAAGCGATGATCTCGAAGGTGCCGTTGTGACTGGGAGTCGCCGATCCCCGAATAGTGAGTACCTTGCCGACGTCGTCCGCGGTGAACTCTCCGCTCGTCAGCTGGAAGTCCGTAGCCGACAGTAGCAATCCCGATACCCCCGACGCCTGGATCGTCCCAGAAGGTTCGATGGCCCCGAAGATATCCAGTTCGGCAAACGGAAGCAGTGCCCAGAAAAAAGCTACTCCTGTAGGTATCGGAGAATTTCCATCCACGTCTTGGAGAATCGCTTCAGTGGCATCGACGACCTCGATGATTTCCCATCGCGTGTTGTTACCGGGTTCGACCGACGTGGATATCGAGATCACACGGCCGGCGTCTGCTTGCGTCAGTGCGATGGAAGCAGAGATGAAGTGAGAGAAGCCGTCGATGGTACCATCTCGTCCTTCCCGATCCGTGAGATAGTTTGGGTCTTTATCCAGGGAAGGAAAAGACCTCCGCGCCAGGACCTCGAAATCGGCGCGACCATCATTCAAGATCCAACTCGGCTTGATGGCAGCTACGTCTCCCCACGCTCGTAGCGTGATGACCCCCTCGATCTCCTCCACGACCGGCCGCAACTCCCACGTCAAGAGCCCCGCGTCGGTACTCAAGTTTGGTTCGGTGAGGACCGTAGTCGGGTTGACGATGGACGCAATGACGACCGTTCGGTTGTTTTCGGGAAACACCGAGTTCAGGATCGTCAATTCCTTGCCGATGTCGGATGTCGTAAACCTGGCTTTGGGCGCGATGAATCGACTGATCGCGTCTACTCTCGCATCACTTCCCCGCTGCTCCAGATCACCAGAAGGACGAATGCGTTCACCGAGGGTAACGAATTGGATCTCGTCGAAGCGTGTGCGAACAGTCAGGGGATCACGCACTGTTTCCAGAGACTGGATGGACCGACGCAGTTCATCGAACGAGGAACGAAGACTTTCAGCGAATGTCTCCAGTAGACCCCCGGCGCTCTCATCAGTCGTCCGGTAGATCTCGGGAATATACTCGTACAATACCCTTTTCGACCATTTCCACTCCCCGAAGGGCTCTGACCCAAAGGGCCCTGATCCAAATCCTGGCATCTAGGTTCCTATCACCTTGGATACCACGATCCCGGTCAAAGGCCCAGGGCCCGTGTACTCTGTTCCGAGAGCGTCGATGAAAGACGCCGTCCAGTACACGACTCGCGCCAGACCCGTATCGACAGCACGCATCCTGTACCGCAAATTCGTTCCCACTCCAGCCGTCAATGTCACCAATTCCCCCGGAGCAACAAGGAGGTTGTTGTCATTGTACATGACCTCGAAAACCCCCGGCCCATCTGCGTATTCCCGACCAGGCGCAGACAGTTGGTTCAGGTCCGCATACATCACTTCATAGGTCGAAGGCCCATCTTCGTACAGTCTTCCCGGTGCATTTCCGGTCTCCATGTCCATACCTGCCGGAATAGTGGTGGCAAACGCCGGAGCGGAGACAGGGCCGGGGGACCAATCCCCGTCTCCTCCAGAAGACGCCATCGTCGAATTGACGTGGTGTGCTCCCCCCTTCCAGAGATTCAGATGTAGGTTGCTGTGAGAAGTCGTATTTCTATAGGTAAACAGATAGTCGGAAGCAATCTGCGCACCGCTGCGAATCTCATTGACCCACAACTGATAATTGAAGAGAAGACCATCGAGACCGTCCGCGCTAATCTTGTCGAGGCCGATACGCGCGCCGTTATCAGAAACCACGACGCTGGAGCAGTCGGTTCCGCTGACAACCGTACCATTCCCCCTGCTCGTCGTGTCGGTGAACAATTCCGCGATCGTCGCCACGGGGTTAGCGACGGTAAAGACGAGAGCCATATGCACGTATGTCCCGGCCGACACGAGTGCGTTGATGTCCCACTCGACATCTACGTGTTCATTGGCAAGAGGTGCCGCTCCCCCGACCTCCTGTACACGCATCCGTAACCTATGCGAACCTGCCGAATCCGTCTTCCAGATGCGGACCGCATTCCCACCGGATGTATGAGCCAGCTCCAGAAAGAGTTGGTCTTCCCCCGCAACCAGACTCTCTGGACGCCACCACGTCATCCATGTGAAATTCCCCGTCAAGCCCGAGAAGTTCGTCCCGGAGCTGAAGACGTAGTTGCTGCTCGCCCTCTCGAAGTCTGCGGCCACAGTCATCGATCAACTGAACTCCGGAATATCCCCGTTCCAAGGCAGTATGATACTTCCTATCGATATGTACTGTCTTGTGAGATCGTCTGGGAATGTCGTCCCTTGAATGACCCCTGTCGATGTCCACCAAATGTCCGCGAGTTGTCCAAGACGAGACTTCGACGTCAGTGCCGTAGTGAACAACCCTATGGGATAGAACGGCCACTCGCCGGTAAGTTCGTTCGGTACCGTGAGATTCTCCCCATTCGTCGCTGTTCCGTAGCCCTCAGAGGTCAAGTATATATCAACACTGTGATTGTCTGGAATATCCGGATCTGCGGAAGGAATCCTCGTCCCGATGCAGTATGCCGTATCATTCAACTTCGCATAGGTCGCTGTCTGTAGTCCATCACTGTCCGCCATTCCCGTAATCACCGGAGTCACCGGATCGGCGCTCCAAGAGGGGTGGGGATTGAGCACGGTCTCATCGAACCAGAACAGGGAAGCGACGCCATTATACGTTCCAACGAGTCGAGTATTCTCACCATCCGACGAAATCATCAGGTGTAGTTTGGCGATGAACGCTCCAGGAGAATCGAATGGCGATGTCGTGTTAGGTTCGAAGTCCTTGTGGGCTTGACGTGAGCCGGATGGAGTCACGACCGTGGTTCCCACCGGCCCAGCGGAAACAGAACCGGACGCGATCAGGATGTTCGGCGCAGTCACACCGCGTGAAACCGAATGCTCTCGGCTGATCGTAGAGTTCGTATTGCCCCAGACACACCAGTACGTTCCCGTTACCGCGTTCCTGACCACGAAATAGGATCTGTTGGTAGTATCTCCAAACCAGTCACTCCTGGTACGAAGCGCATCTACGCCATCGTTTTGACTACCGATCCAAGACGTAGCGGGTTGCTTGACAACATGATCGAGAATCCACGGATTGGAAAAGTTACCCCCGATGATGTTGAAGCTCCCGTTCACCGCCTCGGCCACGCCGCTCCCGTTGGTATACCGGATCTCAGCGCTACTCGGAACGGAGGTGATAGCGAAATCCCCATTGTTCCCCGCTGAAGTAGACCCACGAATCTTGACGGTCTTTCCCACCCACCCGACGTCAGCCGAAAACTGGGTGATCCCCTGGATCGCGAAAGTCCCGCCCCCGATGTCTACGAAAGTCCCGTTCTTGTAACCGTGCCCGATGGTGTCGGTGAGGAGGTTCTTTATGCTGATGTACGCATGGTAATGGCTCTGCTCGATATTGGTCCCTTCATAAGCAGTCGGCACGTTCGTGCGATACTCCCATGTCTTCGTAAGTATTGGATATGCCACAGTTATCCTCTCCTCAGCACGGAACCGTTCCAAGGAATCATGAAGTTGCCCAACTTGAGGCGCGTCCGCGCGGTACTGCCCGGAAAATAGCTTCCAGAAGGAGCCGACCAGAGACCATCGCTCTCGTTCACGGCCCATACATCTACCAGTCTACCAATACGACCACGAACCCCTACGGTCGTGGCAGCCAACCCGACTCGGTAGAACAGCCACTTCGGAGGATCCAGGCGATCTGGAGTTCCATCGTGGATCTCGGGCAGTTGACTCGCATCTGCGAATTCTGTTGTCCACACCAGATTGTTGACGAAGGGGCCGCCGTCTGTTCCCAGGTGGTCTATCGTCGCTTTCACACGAGCAGTATCGGTAAGACTATCGATGGTCCAGAATTCGGCATCCGTGGCCGAACCCCACATCATGACATTCTGATCGCCCGACCAAGGCCGAGGAGCGGCGATGAAATCCGCGTGCGCCGGACATTTCTGGAAAACAGCGCCGTTACCGATTCGACTGTTCGCTGTATTGAAATAGAACGTGTGGAAACCATCACTCGATATGGCGAGATGACCGAACCACGATCGGCTCTTCGCGTCTCCGGAAGTGCCGATCCACGCGACGGCGTTCAGGCTCGTTTGCCTGTCGGTAGCAGTAGGAATCACGGTAGCGGTCCCTCCCGAGAACCCGATCTCGGGGGACATGTCGAAGCGCGCGCGGATCCAGTCGAAGGACGCGCTGTCCGTACGGTGAGTCATACAAAATTGCGCCCCCGTAACCGTATTCTCCCATACAAACCAAGACTTGTTCCCTACATCCGATGTAGAAGATTGAAGGTCATTGATCGAAATCCATCTGTCCACCTTATCATGCCCGGACCCACGCCCCGTCGAACCTGCCCCTGAACCCTGACAACGCCAGGGGCTCATAACCCCACCGGCCCCGCTCGTGAAACTTCCGCGAGATATACGCCAACTACTCGTCGTGTTGGACAGTACCTCCGCCACTCCCCCAGCATTGGCAATATGCAAAATCTCGGTACCGATCACTGAAGTTATCTGGAAGACTCCGTTGTTCCCCCCGTTCACAGCTCCTACGACCTCGATATACTTGCCTACGAGAGCAGCAGTGAACACGTCCGAACCCAAAACGACGATGTTCCCCGCCCTGTTCGCGATATTCGTTACCGTCAAGGAGTAGGTGACACCCGGAGTAACAGACGCAATCGTCCCTCCAATCCCGTGGTGGGATTGGTCGAGTAATTGATCCTTGACCAATATGGAAAGTTGCGCGCCGGCGGTCTCGTCACTGCCAGTGGATATAGCCCACTCGCGATTGACGTCGTACTCCCAGGTCTTTTCGAGCGGCGGTAGTGCCATCAGGACACCCTCAATTCTGCCGAATACAGTTCTATGGACTCCCCGCCCAGCGGTGGGGCGCCTAAGAGGATTCGCACCTCGTATATGTGTTCGGGGTCATCTATCTCCCCCAACCCCGCCCCGCGTGTCAACACCACTTCATCCTTCACGGTACTCGTAGACGTGAAGGTGAGTTCGGCGACCGTCTCTCCATCGGTAACATTGATGAGTTGGACCTTGTTCGTTAGGCCGATATCACCGTTGGCCGCGACGGCGCGAAACACCATGGAGGAAACAGGATCGTGGGTGACAGGAGTGAAAGCGAAAGCCCCTACTACCAGAGGGATGTCCGAGTCGTGTGATTCGCGACCTCCGGCCCAGAGGATAGTCGATCCAGACCCCCCGCTCGTAGAGAATATCGGAGTAGTCAGACCAGTAGGTAACTCCAAGCCATGTCGGAAGAACACGGAGTTCCCGGAGCGAATGGCGATGATGTACGCAGTATCACTGCTCGGAACCCTGGCCGCGGATACCGCCGCCAACGCGCTGTTCCCGGTAGGGCTCCTTACTAGATCGACATAGAAACACTCACCCTCTTCCAAGACGACCGTCGTCGGAGCCACTGAAAACTTGAACCCCTTGATAGGGGAGAAAATCTCCAAGGGGGCGTCGAACGTGAGAGAGTTGCTCCCCGCTGTAAAGATGAAGTCCCCTCCGCCTCCAATAACGATCTCTCTGTCCTCCCGGGCGGCGTAACCCGAGGCGTCGATGGCCCTTACGAAATCCTCGAACGCCGTAAACCACGGATCTTGGTGCTCCGAAGGGTAGGGAAACGTCATGCGGTCGGAATTCGGCATCAGCTACCCCCAGAAGCCTTCTTGGCCACGATATCGAATATCCGAATGATCTCTCCTCCAAAAGAGCCTGTTCGGGATAGACTCCGCACTGCGAATCCGACTTTCCTGGACGTAGCGAATCCTGCCGTATTCCCCAGATATAATCCGTGCCCTGCGATGCGCCCCCACCCGCAACCAACCATACCCGCATAACTTGTCGAGCTCGTCCTTACGACAGCGTTGGAGTCGAAGAGGGGCAGGATCTCTGGACTCGTGAACAAGATCGACGGTACTCCTGCTTCGATAGCGAGAGTACGCAGTTCGACTTCAGGAGATCCCCCGGGATCGATGTCCCAGACCGACAAGACGTGGTCGTATATTCCGATGAACCGATCCAGGGAACCGATAGATTGGGTATAGGACAAATCGAAGAAGTCGTGCGTGATCACAAGATCGTGGTCTTCTTGGGGTAGTTCCAGTACGACATAGACAGGGCCTGTAGCATTCGTCCATGCCACCGGCGCCTTCAACTCCAGATGCGCAGGGACCGCCCCAGTCGTAGGTTTGTAGGTCAGTTGCCACCCTTGCGCCAACGGATCGATGATTTGGATTCCCTGGATACCAGTACGATCCCAGCGATATAGGTTGTCTCCCGAGCTGGTATTTTCCAATACGAATTTCCTCGTCGCGGCGTCGTCCGCCGAGACGGGGGATCGCATGGATTGGTGTGCCAGTTTGATCATATTGGAAGAGACATCCTGATCTGACGTTTCTTTCGAAGATTCGAAGCCGCGTCCCTCATGTCTTGCCACGCCATGAGGAGTCTACCGAAACCCCCTATGATCTTCTTGGTGGTTTCGATCCTTTCTCTTGGAGAGCCTCGTAAATCCTTTGGGGTAGCGTAATCGTCCGTTTTGGAAGAGTCGGCATGCAATTTCAAGACAGCATCCATCGCAGTATGCCATCCTCTCGGCACATCCCGAAGACGATAGGCTGTTCTTCGTGCTTCGATCTTTCGAACTAGATGCTCTCCTCTCATCTGCATGGACGACCGTAACCAGTCCTCGAAGCCGTCACCTGCAATGTCTTGTACGTGAGCACCTGCGCGCGAGAACCCCCCACGGACATCTTGCAGCGCTTCCGCTAGGACATCGTGGAGACGCACATCCACGCCCCAGTCCAGACTCGCTCGTGTGAATTTCTCGTTTCCTGGTGGGTCATGTACTTGCGCAAAAGGAAGAAAGGCCACAACGGCCGGACCATTGCACGCTCGATAGATTGCGCCGTACAGACTCTCCCCTCCCCTTCCACTCGACACATGGGCGGGAAGAAAAGGAGGAAGAAGTCTCGAATTATCGAGTCCCGCCACTCGAGAAGAGAAAAAAGAACCCACTTGTACGCAAAGTCCCGCGGGCGCGCGCATGGCCGCTCGTGTCAGTTTGACCTTTTCTCGAAGGTTGGTCATCGTCAGACCACCCTTCAGTGCCGGATAACCGGACCAGGAAAAGCCAATATCCCCCACTAGACCGGCCTGCGTCATCACGATAGGACCCGATCGCAATTCCCCACAGACCACGTGGTCCCTCTCGCACGCATGCATGATTTCAGAAGGAGTTCTCCCCAATAAGGCGCTCGACTCCTTCACGACGTCGATCTTCCCAGGCGTGTTACGAACCTTCAGTAGAGCATCGTCCCGACTATCGAAAAACCAGAAATCGGTTGGATCCGACACAAGGGGGTCGTTCTCGTTTGGATCCAGTCTTCGGAAATGCGCCAGTTTCTGCGGGACCGGGATCGTCTCGGCCGTCGTGTCATCGTCCGCCATGAGGATCGACCTACCACAGGTCTCCAACAGCAGTGCGTTACGGGCGGCACCCGCGTTGAAGCCGAGGCCCGATGGATCCCCCAGCCCGAACATGACTGCATCCCTGTCTAGCCCTTCTTTTACCAACACCGATACATAGGATTGTATCTCTCGTAAGGATACGTATCGAATCCCCGTGAAGCGCAGTTGATGCGAGACCGAAGTGAGGACTTCACGGTTGGCGTTTCGTGTGGTTGGATCCGTAGAACCGTCCACGACGAGAACCGTGATCTTGTGTCTCTGCGCGTTATCTACGTAGGACCGAACAGCCCTTCCAAGCAAAGCAGGGCGATCCTTTGTCGGTATGGCGATGGTATCGATCATGAGTGGTTCTGGGTTATCGAACACAACATGACTGTCGCCGTACCCGCCACCTCCGCGCGCACATAACAGGAGATCATGTCCTCTGCATTCGCCGCCGCCGTGATCGTAGGGGTCCCCCCGGGAAACAGGTAGGCGGATCCGAATCCCAGTGTCCAGCCTCCCATGGCATCCTGACGAACAGCGATGTTGATGACATACCCTGCACCTACGTTCGTAGGATTCGCCAGATCGCTGTTCTGCGTCAACTTCAAGTCGAAATTATAGCTGACGTCGCCATCTACCACGATCCCGGCACCATCCGAGAGTGTGGATTGTAGGGCGGGCACCATGGGAACATATCCCGCGCCGTTCTCGGAAACTTCGAACCTCTGTGTGGACTGGTTGTAGCGGATCCTCCCCTTGTTCGCCGGCGATACCGCCACAGCACTCCCGGCCCCGCCCTCGATATAGTTGTTGTTCGTCCCACCCCCTCCTGGCTCCTGACTGAAGTCCAGATGAGATGCCACCAACGCCTGATCGTTGTGATCGGCAATCAGTTCATCGGTTGCAGGGTCGATTACCCATTGCGCCGTATTGTTGGCGAAGAGAATCAGGGGATGGTTGGAGACCGCGCCTACCCAACCCGCCTGTACCGGATCTGTAGAAAGTCCCGATCGAATCTGCGTCTCTGTACCGGAAACCTCGTCCGTCTTGAGGACGAGGGAAGGACCCGCCGCTCGCGCAAGAAGGAGGTCATAGGAGCTAGCAGGAGGATTGGCGGGGTCGGCGCCAATGCGAACATCATCGGTGCTGGTAAGCAAGTGGACAATCGCGCCTGTCTTGTCCCACGTATCGACACGAGGATCGTTGTCCCCTACGGAAATAGGATTGGTAGCCAACACGGGCGCTACAGATAGCTTGGTAAGACCCTTCTGCGCCAACGAGGCGTCTGGGATACTACTCGGCTCCACATCGATACCGACAAGCATCGCCAAATTGACCGTAAGCCCGCCATCCAAGCCCGATAGGTTATCATAGGCTGCCGGCACGACCTCGACCGTCAAGGCATCGTCCGCTACGACGGCCCAAGTCCCAGAAGGCGCGGTTATCTGGCGAGACGATGGATACGTCGTATTGAGTTGGGTCGTCAGCGTTGCCACACCGTTACGCCTGACTGTTACATCGATCGTCCCGCTATTCACCGGCTCGGTGATCTCCAACGAGAGCCCGATGAGCGATCCCGGGTAGATCACACGCCCTACGGTCGATTCAACGGTGGTCGATGACCCATCCGGGATGGAGAATGTGGATTCGCGCTCGAAAGTATCGGAGAGAGGTCCACCACCAGCACCCCCCTCGAAAACATTGAAGGACTCTCCATCTCCGATCTTCTTCCCAAAACGGAAGAATACGGACGAACCACTGCGAACTCCGATCACGAGCCGCGTGTCCGATGTAGGCACCTGAGAGGATACGACAGGCGTCAGGGCCTGTCCGGCGCTGGGGGCGCGTACCAGATCCACATAGAACAACTCACCTTCTTGTAGAGAAACGCTGCCAGCGGGAACAGTGAAAAAATACCCCTTGATCGTGGAGTAGATCTTCAAATCCGCGTCCCACGAGAGAACCCCTGTTCCCGCTGTAAACGACCAGATGGCCGCGCTCCCGAAAACGATGTTCCTATCCTCCCTGGCCGCATACCCAGAAGAGTCGATAGCCGTGACTAGATCTTCGAAGGACTGAAACCACGGGTCCTGATGCTCCGAAGGATAGGGCCAGCCCATTCGAGACGTATTAGGCACGATTCATTCTCCGACAGACCACGTGGTCTCCTACACAAGAACTGTCACCCCGGTGACAACCTCGAAGATACTCGGCCGCACGACAACATGACGTGCCCCGCTAGGAAGAACGATCCAAATGTCGAACCGGTACTTCCCCGGGTCGATGTTGGTATCTGAAGGGTACAGGAAAATCTCTGCGGTTCCTCGAGTAGCTGGAGAGGCGATTTCGATCTGCGCCGTATCGGAGGATATCTTTTGAATGACGCAATCCCTCTCCGCCTCCCTCTTCTTCACCGTGAAATACAAGGTGGAACCCGTCAGATCAACCAAGTTCCCGGCCCCGTCTTTCACGGTCAGGTTCAGTGTCTTCGTCTCCCCTCGATAAACCTCCAGGGAATTTGCAGGAGACAGGATCATGGGTCGCAGACCTCCAGAAATCCTACAATATCCGTTCTCGATTCCAGTAATCCTGTAATCTGCGCAGGTGCGTCCGCAACGACCCCAAAAATGCTCTCGACCACGTTGAGGTCGGGGGTCGTGTCCAGAAAGAACACCTGAAGTACGTCAGGGTTTGGGCCCGAAGATTGCGGCGCTTCCTCGAGGGTGATCTCCCCGAGAATTGGGTTGGATTCGGTCCATCCGTCCGATAAAGAAGGTTCGAGGAGAACTCCGTTCAACCAAACCGCCGTAGACCCTACGGCATAGGAGGAAGAGACCGTAAAGACCTTATTGACTCCGTCTACCACCCCCGAAGGCACTTCGAAATGAGGCTGACCCATGACAGTCCTTTCTACCTCGTTCGAGGTGTACGTGGCAATAACATCATCCAGGGATGTAATAGATCCGTACAACGTCTAAAGCGCCTGTCATCTTGGGAGCTTCGTTCAGACGGACTCTCTTGTGTCCCAACTCCGTCCAACCGCCCTCGAGTTCCTTTCGTAACAGAACACCATTCAAGAACACACGAACCGATCCGGGAAGGTAGTTGTTACTCACAAGGAAAACCTTGTTCACCCCGTTTACCGCTCCCGCTGCTGTCTCGAACCTCGGACGGGGCATCTACTCCTCTGTCCAAAGAAGTCCAACAGCGTTCCTACCCCCGTTCAATGTCACCTGATGTACTACCACGCCCTCGCCCTCGGCCAACATGATGGGCTTCGTATGTGTCTCTCCAAAACGCCAAACATACCCGCTAGCCGGAACCGTGTTGGCTTGCAGACCGTGCTGAGAAACTATATCCGAGGCTACCCCTCCGGTAACTGTTGGCCCCGATCGGACCTCCGTGACAGCGTCTGCGTCAGTGGAATCTCGCTTCTTTGGCGCGATTACCGAACCCCCTGTATGTGCTGTTATACTCCTGAGTTGGATATCCAGAATCGTGTCCGTTCCCAACGTAGACAGAGGGTAGTATTCCAATGTCCATATTTTTATCAGCCTGCCTGACCCGTTTGGATTCAAGAGGGATAGCATCGCCTTATCCGTACTCAAGGAGGGACCGGCCAACTGGGAAGTGACGTAATAGGTCGCAACGCGCGCAGGGCAGATCGCAAGAGAACCGTCCGCATTCTTCAGAAAAGCCATTAGATTGTATAACCTCGTAGATCGAAATCGATTTCTAGCGCCGCCGCGGATAGTCGTCTTCGCACAACAATCAGGCGTGTGTTGACCCCGTCCCCTACCATAACCGTGCCGTCACGAGTAGTATGAATATCCGGATAGATGATCTCTAAGGACTCCCCGGCCACGTAGAAACGGGAAATGAGATGATCTATAGGTCCCGCGGTCCGCCAGTATAATTCTATCACCGATCCGTTTTCCGACGTGTCCCCCTCAGTACCGATTACTGCGGACTGTAGATAGACGTTTATGCCGTTACCGATGATCGCGCCGAGCGACGTGTGCGGGGAGGGGACGGCCCCACCAGATCCGACGTCCAAAAGCGCATCATTGACTGCGAAAGTAAGCACCGTAGCAACAGCGGGCGGCTGCGCAGGCTGCGAAGCCACACGAAGAATCCCAGTAGACTCCGTAGCCAACATGCGCGCGGCGTCATTGCTATCTTTTCCGAGAACAAGTACACCGTGCAATGCTGATACCGATACTTGCGCATCGGTAACAGGATCAATAATGTTAGTCCCGTCACCGACCTTCACTCGGCCTAGCCAGTTATCTCCTGCGGGGAGAGCGTCTGTGTGGATGATCTGAAGATCTCCACTGGCGTCTACCACCACATCGTTCGTCCCGTCCGTGATTCGAGTGAATTGCGCTTTGTTGGTCTGATTGTCCGCAGTAGCCCTTGTAGCCAACGTCGTCTCGGTGGCGAAGTCCTCCGCGTTGAAGTCGGAACGAAACCCCGTCAACGAAGCTTCGGTAGCACGCGTGGCGAGCGTTGTCTCTGTTGCAAAATCCTCTGCATTGAAGTCTGAGCGAAGACCTGTCAGAGTGGTCTCGGTAGCGCGTGTTGCGAGAGTCGTTTCCGTCGCAAAATCCTCTGCGTTGAAATCCGCGCGAAGACCAGATAGCGTGGCTTCAGTTGAACGAGTTGCAAGGGTGGTCTCGGTAGCAGCGTCTGGAGGAAGCGTCTGCGGACTCGTGTGAAGCGCTTCTACATCGACTCCCACGGGATTGCTTGTGATATCCGCGGAGATGGAAGACCCTTTTACTCCAGATCGAATGATAGCCTTCTGCAACCCATTGGTCTGATTGGCAGACGTCGCCAGCGTCGCCACTGTAACCTCTGTGGCCAACGTAGATACTGTCGCCTCCGTGGCTCGAGTCGAGAGTGGAACGTCGATATTCCCCTCGATACTCGATAGTGTCGTTTCTAGCGCTACTCCTGCTAAAGTAGCTTCTGTAGCGGCTCCAGCGGGAAGAACACTACTGGCAACATCTATAGCGCCAATGTTGTTCGTTCCGGCAGGGAGCGGATCTACGATCTGTTTGATTCCGTCCGTATCCTTTATCGCGGCCAGCGTAGCTTCGGTTGCTCGCGTAGACAGCGTGGTCTGGGTAGCAAAGTCCTTGCTATCCAGAGAAGCCAGAGTGACCTGCGTGGCGAAATCCTTCCCCTCCAGAGAAGCCAGCGTTGTTTGGGTGGCGAAATCTTTGCCCTCCAACGCTGCCAATGTGGTTTGTGTAGCGAAATCCTTTCCTTCCAAGGCAACCAGAGTCGTCTGGGTAGCAAAGTCCTTGGCTTCCAAAGAAGCCAATGTCTCCTGGGTCGCGGGATTGACCTGGCTTCCCCCCGCATCGAGAATCTTCCCTACTGTCTGGAGTCGATAGACACCGCCGTCGAGTACGATTGCCACCGGACTACCATCGACGTCGTAGAGGACCGACCCTTGAAGAGATTTGGAAGCGCTCATCGAGTGATCTCCGTCCCAAACAAGGTGAAGGACACTCCTCCTAGATTGGAGTACACCCGAACCTCATCAGCGGCAGCCAGCGTCATTCCGATAGTCGCGAAGATCGAGTCATTCTTCAACACGCGAACATCATAGTATATGTATTGCTTCGGGTCGTCGGGTTCACCGCCGACTGCTACAGACACACGGATTTCCCTGTTGGCCGCTGTCCTGTTCGCAACGACGATCGTCGAAGTAACGACCGAGGTAATGCCTGGGACCGTGTACAACGTCGTAAGCGTCGCTGCTGATGGGTCGGCCTGCCCCAATACTTTGATCGTCTCTGGCAATCTAACCTCCCATCAGTAAGAAATGGCGCGCGTATCCCTGGTCTCCTCTGGTTGCCGATTCCAATACCCCTCCCAGGAAATCCTGTTCTTCGAAGTCTTCTAGGGCCTTGCGCTCGGTGAAACATAGATTCACCGGAACACCTCCGAGGTCAGAGCCGTTGATCGTCTCCAACCCACCCCCCGTCGAATCGAGGCGAACATAAGTAACTTGAACCCGGGCAGGAGATGTGCCCGTAATCGTACTCCCGTCCGTTAGACCAGATTCGCCTTGGAGGAGGCCGTGGATCGTACGCCCATCCGAAAACAGGTGGTCGCGCGTGTCCCCATGAACGATATCTACAAGGTTCTTGGGGGAGAGGGCGGATATACCAGGAACCGTATCGAGTACAGCACTACCGAAAACCCCAGAGTGCGCGGCCACGACCGTTCCATTGGTTGTAACCGACCCTACAGCAGCCGTCGTGTTGGAAGGAAGTTCTCCGACCCCCAGAACCGATACATCCCCTCCCAACCCCCCGGAGAGCGTTCCGCCTCCCCATGAGCCCCCGGATAGTGTTTCAGTCGTATCGATGGTGTTCCCAAACGTTCCGGCTTTCAACGCTGTGACGCCCATCGTAGACCCTAGGCCCATCTCTGCAAACACGTCCTGATTAGCAGATGTCGAGGCGGCGTAAGCGGTTCCTGCGCCGACCGACAGGTTGATCGCCGCAACCAGATTTCTCAGGGAGTCGGCCGGAGTGGCACCGATCGAAACGCTTCCATCTACATCGACAAGAACCGATTTAAACGTATAGGTCTTCGTTCCGATGACGACTGTCTCGGCGTCGTTGGCGTTTCCAACAAGTGTAAGAATACCAGTGGCCGGAGCCGCGAGATCGACAACGATGTCTACCAGGCTGCACGCCGAGACCAGGACACGTTTTCGTTCCAAAGCATGGAGGTCGGTATTCAGATCATTGACGCCTCGCTGTTCCCCTGTGTCCAACACCGAGGGAACATTGAGGTCGTCCCACCAGTTCCCCGCTCGATTGTGTAGCAGGGTATTCAACTGAGATCGTACATTGTTCAGGTCGTCTTCGATATGAGAAGGATCGACCTCGAACGCCGTCTCGGAAGGAGCCGTGGTGTCGGTATACGTTACCGACGGTCGGACCTGGATATCCTGTCGAACAAAAGTACGGCTCATGTAGCCGTAGTCTACCCGAGAATCTGCCCGCTCTTCAAGGCAAGTCAGTGAGAGAGGGCTTCCAATTCATCGAGGCGCGTCTGTGGGGGTTCCAAACCACTCACGATGGTGAAAACCTCTAGTCCCGGCTTCGACCCTTCGTAGATTCCGGAGTGCAGCGTGATGCCATCATTCCCCAGCGCCCGGCCAAGAGAATGGAAGGCGTAATCAACGTACTCCATAGGAATCTCTTTGAATACATCATCATGTGCTACTACAACAAGTCCGGCCGTATTGGCCTTGGAGAGATCGAACCCATCCGCAAGAAGAGAACCTTTCAGGTTCTTGCGAACCGCCAGGGAGATGTCCTCTCTTCCCCTCCATTTCGGAACTCGTGTTCTCCCGAAAATCATGAGCCCGTTCTTTATGACGCCTTTGTAGTCGGATCGGTCGAACGTGTTGTAAGGGGAATCCTGAGCCGCCAGGAGATTGAAGGTGTGAAATGTGCCGGTGAACGTGTCATTCGCCACCTTCCAAAACAACTTCACGGGCAGGCCCGGATACAGTTCGTGGATCTTGGAGTTGTCCACCAAAACGAGGGAGCTGATCTGGTTCTTCCTGAGCTTGTCGAGCGCCAGGTTGACCGCCGCCAGGGCGTTCCGCTGCACGCGTGCACCCTCGGATCGCTTTGGTAGCGTCATGATGACGCCTACGCTCTTGTAGAAGGGTTTCTCGATATTCGTGGACTTGGCGTGTTCACGCATGGCATCGAGAATCACAGGCCACGCCCCTGTCCCCGAACCTCCGCCGCTGCCAACACAAACATAGAGATACTCGGCCCCTTCCCCCCAAGCCCGCATGAAGAGATCCATGATCTCCTCGTAGCTCTCCTTGGCAGCCAGTTCCCCCTGCGCCGGGTCTTTTCCAGCCCCTCCTCGATTGTTGCCAATGACGAGTTTCCGGTCTTCTCCCAGGACAAGACTTTTCAGATCTTGTTCTGTCGTGTTGACCGCGCACACACGCCGATAGCCGAAGTTGTAGAACGACTCGGCTATCCTCCCTCCTCCCTGGCCGACTCCGACGAAGGCCATCTTCACAGCCGAAGTAAACGTGTCCTTGTTTGGGTCCACTCGTGGACGGGCGTAGGAGGCGTAGGAGGTCTCGGGTATGTCTACAGTGGGCGCCGGGTCCACACCTATCACATCGTACAGAGGATCTGGAATTTCGGGAAGTTCGCTCATGGCCGGCATTCTACCTCGGTTACGAGGTACTTGCCACCGATTCGGTGACAATCGTGATGGTTCCCTTCGTAATCACTTCGCTGGCATCGATCACGAGATTCCCGTCCGGATCCACACGATCTGGATTGGTAAGACTAGTAATCGGGTCGATGTGGCCGATAATGTCAACGTTGACAAAGGACACTCCTCCGATCAGGAGAACTACATCGATCAAGTCAGATACGTACAATCCTACGCCGAATCTACGATCTCGAAGAATTCCATCGACAGCCGTCTCGACCTCCGAGGCTGTTACAGATTCGGAGTACCCTGTTCGGACACCTACCCTGAAATCGATGATCGCTGGGATGAGGAAGTCTTCCCCTGATACTACTTCCACGACATGCGTCACCTCTTTGCGAGCATCCAGGAAATCCTGGACCGCGGCAATCAACGCGATCGATGGAGCCGTGTAGAAACCTCCAGCGTTCCTGGCCAGGATGGGAACCGTCACGAGGTTCGCCTTGCAGTCTGCGGCCAGGATGCGATCTACGTGGGTCTCGATCGCGAGGAGATAAGTCTCTACATCTGTCGCTTGGTCCGTAACAACGATATCAATGGTCTGGAGTTGGAGCCATATTCCAGACGGTGCCCCGCTATCCCCGACAGCCGACACGATGGAAGCTCGAGAATTCTCCGCCAGGTACATGTAGGTTCCAGGAGTCACGACATCCAGTCCGATGTCCGCCGCTGCATCCTTTGCCGTACCCATCGAAGCCACTTCAGAATCCACGCTGGTCGCGATGCTACTAGAGCTACCACTGATGTTCGTTGCTTCTACCTGTACTCGATCCCAATGCGCTTTGAGCGCATCCTTGTCCCCGGAAGTGAGCTGACTCGGGCCTCCGGTAGATATGGCGTCGATGGCAGCCTTCCCATCTGAAACAAACGTGGACATAACCGACGAGCTGGCGGTGATTTCCGATGCCAGATTCTTTACTGCGCGGGCGCTCGTGATGGCTGTATCCAACTCGGTATCGATATCCGAAGCCAGTGAAGCCGTCGAGGACAGATACGTCTGGATATCGGTGAGAGAAGCTAGGATTCCGGTGAGGGCGGTAGATATGAGAGCCAAGGCAGCGTCGGTAGTGGGTTCGGTAGGCAGGATCACTCCTCGCACGTCATCCAACAGGGATTGGAGGGCCAGGTCGGATGTCGCAGATCGACTGGAAAAAGCCTGCGCTACAGCCACACGACCAAACAAAGGGTCCGCGAAGGATCCGGCCAACGCCTCGTAATCGGAGCGCGTGACCGCCACGAACCGCGACTTGAATACATCCCCGGCGAAGATCTTGGCGTGCGTCAAATCTTCAGGGCCGTCCCCTCCACTAGATCCTCGCGGGTTGTTGATGGATAGGTTCACCGTCTGGAAGTTGACCACCAGCGGAGTGACTACATCCGTAATGGTTCCGGCGTTCACGAGTCCTTCTTTGCCTCGCCCCGCGACATAGGAGATATCGATGCTCACGCCTGCCAACGGAATGTTACCCGCCACACCATCACCAAACCTAACAGCCGGGGGGTCGTCATTGTAGAGCACCTCGAACTGGTCGGTAACATCGAACGTGAGGAATTCGCTCTCCTCCCAAGGAGACCCATCCACCAGTACCACGACAGAACCTGCTATTACGTACGCAGCATCTGGAACGCGTTGGAGTCGGAAAGATTGGCTCACCGTTCCATCTGAAACGAAGGACTCGGTGAATGTGACTCCCTGATAGCAAGGGACCCTTTTCACAACCCCGTTGTTCTGTTCCGTCGGGGTCCAAGTCACCTCTTGTGCAGCTTCGAATACAAGATCGTTCGGGCCTTGAAACTGGAAACCTGTAGGGATGGTTACGCCTACGGTAAGAGGATTCACGATGGAGACATCGAGATCCACCGAAGCAGAAACGGCGGCGCGCATCTTATACCCGAGCTGTCGAGTGATTCGCGACACGGATTTGCGCGTGCGAGCTGTTTCCAGATACAGGTCGGTCGTACGTCGATCGAGGTAGAAACTCAACGAATCGAGACCGAAGGCGATCACGTCGATTAGCATGATCCCCAGCGAGGACAGAGCAAAATCGTTGAAGTCCTCGGCAAACTTGATCTGCATCCTCGACTGGAGATCGTCGAAGTGCGAGTCGAAATCCAGACCTGAGAACTTGGCCCTGTTTAGTTCGGCTACACCCATACTATCCGTTCGTGTTGGTCGCCAGCGGAACCGCGACCGAATCTTGCTGACCCGTTAGTGAGACAATGTAGTTGATTGTCACGATCGCCTCGGAACCATCTCGTTCGACCGCTATACCCCGTACGATGACACGCGGCTCGAACTTGGCAATGGATGCCGATAGTTCGTCTCGCATGAGTTCGGCCAACAGCACGTTGTTATTCTCGAAGATGAAGGAGTACGCAGCCGATCCAAAATCGGGACGCATCACCCTCTCCCCACGAGCAGTCGTTACGATCTGGATCAAGGACTGCTTGATCAACTCCTCGTCGGTGACTTCCGCGGGAAATGTCGTCGAGTTCTTCCCGAAAGGAAAGGCTATGCCGCGATAGGTCGCCACGGTTCTCTATAATATCGGCACCGGAGGAACAGGACCAGGGGGTTGGACAAATACCAAGCGGGTCGCCACATCGAAACAGTTTGCCAGCTTGGCGGCGGCTACACCTGAAGGCACCTTGGGGTTCGTAAACGAGGAACCGAGACAAGACCCAAGAACCGAAGATCCTGCCCACGAAACCACGACCCCCACCCCAAACACGACTGGAGGGGTGAGCCAAAAAGTCGTGATCCCTCCGATCATGCTTTGTGACGCGGCCGCAGCACCACCTCTAGGATTGAACCCACTCGCGAGTACATTCGCCATGCGCATCATCTCGGTACCCGTAAGAACTGCCGGGCCAGCGCCTATCGCCGTTGCCGATCGGGCGTAGTCGGCATAGATCTTTGCCATCTTGTTGGCGGCTTCTCGCGGAGATTTTGGGGGGTTCCGGATGATATCCAGGAACCCGTTCTGCAAGATGATACGGTTCAGGGGCACTACACCACCTTCACTCGCGTAGAGAGCACCGTGGAAGGGGCCGGAACGAGAGGAGGCGAAGACGGACCCCACGCTGTCCCGTGCGTGTGACCATCGCTATAACGGATGAAATCATCTCCTCGTATCACTCTTTGCCCTTCTCCTGCTATTTCGATCTGCGACGCATCGAGCCGGATGACACCATCCTGGATTTCGATCTTTTGATCCTCCTTGAAGACTAGCGTAACGCCTCCATCCTCGAACACCAGCTTCGCTGTTTCTCCTGTACGACTCGGAGTAACCGAGCGATCGTCCGGCGCAGATGCCGGCTTGTGCCATGTTATCTCCAACGACTGCTCCCCGTCCGTGTCGTCGAATACGATCCTATGCCCGCCTCGTGTAATGAACCCCCTCCGCTCAGGAATCCTGTTCTCTAGTCCTACATCGTTGGTGGCGAACTCGGACGGTACGTCCGCTGTTCCGTACCACCCTCCGATATACAGTGTCGGCTTTGACGGGTCTCCCTGTTCGAAGAAGACACGAACGCTGTCCCCAACTTCGGGCGGCCAGAAGACACCGCGATTCGGTCCAGCTGGAAAAGCGGGGTCGATCCAGACATTCATGGCAGTCACCTGCCCTACTTTCGGTACAACCGCTTGCACGCGTCCCCTGTTCTGAGGGTCGTCGTTCCGTACTACCTTCCCTCGATAACACCCATAGTATTTGTTGAAATACTCCAATCCGTACAACACGAGATTTTCGAAGAACCTGGCGAAACTACTGGTATTCGTTGGATCTAGCGCCATCTACTCCACCTCCGTCGGTTCCCTCATCCCTCTTTGATCCTTCTGCTCTTTTTCCTTGCTGGCTTTACCCTTCGGCCCCTTTCCCTTCACCTGATCTGCCAGATTCGCGGCATTGCTGAAGCACTCGATAGACATAGTCGATCCTGCCGAGCCAAGAGTGAACCGCTGTTTGTACACGGCGTACCGCCCCTTATCGATTCGTTGCCCGAGCCCTCGCACCTCGATTACGTCTCCCGGGAAAAGGTGTGGGTCGGCAAAGGACTCGACGGTCAGATTGATCCCCATCGAAAATGACTTGGAGGCGAATTCAGCCTTCGCTTGGGCTACCGCCGAACCATCCACCGGAGAGCCTGGAAATTTGGTCGCTCCGTCCCCCGTGTTCGGATCAGTAGATGGATAGTTCGGAGCGTCTACCGGAGTCCCTCCACCCTCGTGAGTACGTCCTACCTGAGCGTCGTCATCACCAATCAACACTCGATCGATTTCCCCAGTCTCGCTATTCACGTCGGACATGAACAGCCCACGACTCGAAGCGGAGAGATATATGTGCATATTGGGACTGGACGCAGATAGGATAGGAAATGTCGAAGCCGCAGGTCCCAACACACCTCGTGGGTAATCGTAGAGCCGGAAAGTGCGTTTGGTATCGCCTACAAGCGCCTTGTTTCTCGGAAAAATGTGAAGGATGTTCTTCCTCGACTCCTGTCCCGTTCTCTTCCGATCTACATCCCATAATAGGAAACACTGCGCCTCGGAAGCCATCTTCCAGATGAACGTCCAATCTGTCTGACCTCCCTGAGTGACTCCATCAAGCCTCTCTTCTTTCAGGAGACGATACGCTTCGGCGTCCGCTTCCTTCGTAACGTCCGAAGTGTCCACGATGATGTCTCTCGGCTTCGTTGCACCTATCGTAGTCTTCCCCGTCGTCAATACATCCGTACGCCTGGCACGGAGTTGGTTCTCCCTCTCCGCTATCGCTCGCTGGACTCTCGAAGACTTCGCTTTCGCTTTCGCCTTGATCAGGGCGTCTATCGCAATGTCGAAATCCCCAATCCCCAGACGCGAAGGATCCAGATTGAGCAACGCATCCACTTTCTTCTTCGAGCCGTCCAGGTCGTTTGCCGTCTTCACCCAAATTTGGGCTTCACCTGTGTTTGGAGCGAACGACTGACCTCTTTCGGTCTTCGCCTCGGCTGTGCGTCCTTCCGCTACTGCCCGAATCATGTCCTCGCGCGTCGCGTTGACAAAAGTACGAGAACCGCTCTGACGAACCGCGCTGAATCCTCCAACACCTTGCGCATTCAGGGTAATCGTCACATCACTCCCCAAGGAGACCTCGGGTTTCAGTAGTATTCCGGAGTATACCGCCGAGAGTACAGCAGTCCCGGATGTATTGCTGATGTACCCGAACTGGACTTCGAGGACGGAGTTGCCCCACTCCATCAACTCGCTGTCCAAGAAATTGATGGCATCCCGATAAGGAGGAGTCAGTTGTACCTGGATGATGGGCAAATGCGCCAACTGGATCTCGATCGAGATCTCCTGGACGAAAGCGAGAGCACGGGTGTTCCTGAGACCATGCCCAAGATTCGCCAAGCGTTCTTTCGGTAACCGCATCCACAGAGGAAACCGATCGTTCTTGTATACAATGGCAGCCGAAATAAACGGATTCGAGAAGTCGAATCGATCCGCACTAGAAGATGTACCCAGAACAGCCATCAAAACACTGCCTGATTGAACAATTCCTGAAGAACGAATCTCGGAGAAGGAATGATGATGATGTCCCCCTCACTGAAATCAGTGGGGATGATCTCTCTATCGTTGCGAACCGCGATCACCCACCAGAGCTTTGGATCTCCGTAATATCTGGTAGCTAGACGGTCCAGTCGTTCTTGCAATCCGCCCTGTACCTGATACACGATATCGTCATCCTGCTCTGGAATCTCTGGAAGATAGGCCACCTCCCAAAACTCCACGCCGTCTGCAAGGAGCAGGTCTACGAAACGCAGGCGACTATGATCTGGAACCCTTACCGCCATCCTAGTGATCCACTTGGTAGTTCAACCCTATACCACCAACACCAGGGCGAATATTCCTCCCCGATGTACCAGGAGTCGCCGCACTCGTCTTCATGTCCAAGGACCTCAAGGATTCTTTCATCGACTCAGCGAGCTTTGCGAAGTCCCTCGTATACCAATCGGGCCAGTGCGTCGCTTCGTAGAGTTGGCGTTGCCCCTCCTCGATGGTGTCCTTCTTGAAAGAAGTCCGCACATTCGGAGCACGCCCCTCGTCCAAAGCCCGTTGCTCTGCCGGCGTACGTTCAGTCGCGGCATAGGCTGCGGCCGCTGTCGTCTTCAGTTCCATGGCCATCACCTTGGAATCGACACGGATCCGCTTCATGATCCCTTGAACATACTTTCCAATCTCGGCAAATATGTCCTGGAAGATCCCCTTGAGTTGGGATTTCATGTCCATCGCCGCAGCCAGCACCTTGCTGAAAACCTCGCTCGCGATGACCGCGATGTTCTTGGACCCGGCAAACCTCTTGTCGAATTCCTCCCAGAACTTGGACAGGGCTTTCTGCGCCTCCTCGAAAGCCTTCGTAGATGTCGGACCAAGATCGATGAGCCCCTTCTGTATTTCCCCTAGTTTGGCAAGCAGCCCGAGGAACTCCTCCTTCACCACCTTCAAGTTCTCTTTGAAAGTCGTGGTGTTGATGTTGGCGATCTCGGTGAGCATACCTCTCGCCTCATCACTGGTGAACCCCAACTTCTGCACCTCTCCCTGCATATCCTGAGTAGCAGCCTTCCCCTTGTCGATCAGGGTCTTCATCTTCTCTTCTGTTCCCGTAATGAAGGTGTTGAGACCGTCGTTCAAACCACTCGACAACTTCAGTGATTCATCCTGCACCGTCTGCCGCAACGCGCCTGCCATCTCGTCGTATCGCTGCCGAGTCGCATCGACTTGCGCTTGGATCTGGGTCTGGCTCAAATTCGAAGTGCTCTGGATAGCTAGGATCTCCCCCTCCATAGCCGCCTTCAGATCCTCGAGCAAGAGTTTCGTCTTGCTGCGCGCCTCCTCGTTACCGGCGCTGATGCTCGCCACGATGTCCTGATTCGCCAAAGACCACGCGTCCGAGGTAGAACGCGCCACCATCTTCATGAAATCGGCAGACTTCTGCGCATCGAATCGCACCGATTCCCAATGCTGTGCCCAGTTCCCCGTCGAAATATCGATCTGCGTTTCCAGTTGGGTGTTGTAGTTCGCCGCCATGGCTTCCAGATCCTTGTAAGCCTTGGCCTGTTGCTCCCTCGTCATATTGTGTTTGTTCTGTTCGATCCACAACGCTCTCGTCGCCACTTGATTCAACAGGTCCTCGCGCTGTTGTTCGAACCGGATCGCCGCTGCCATGTCCGTGGTTCGAATCTTGTCGATTCGATCTTTCGCCTGGGACATGGACTTCTCGATGGCCATACCCTGTAGACCGATGGTCTGTAATGACAAGCCGTACTGATCCCGATATTGCTGACTCGCCTCCCCGTACTTCTGCATCGCTTCCTCCCACCCCTTCGTTCCCGCGCCTTTCCCCTGCTTCTCCAACATCTCCAGCTGACGGTTGTGCTCGGCCTGTAACTTGATCGCCTCACGGTATTGTTCCACGCCAGTGATTCGTCCGTAGTCGAGATCCTTGGCCGCGTGTACTGCTTTCACGACCTCCCCATGAGCATCCTGAACATACCTGACAACGGCGTCCGCTGCTTTGACGATTTCTCCTCCGGTGGTCTTGGTCATACCCTTGTAGGTAGCGCTGACCTCGAGGGCCTTGAACCTGGCCAAATCGGCGCTGCTCGAGATCTGCTCCTGTACGCCCTTGGACATTCCGACCGCAGACGCAGAAGCTCTGGCCTGCCCCTGGTCCAACTTCTGATTCATATTCTCGGCCAGCTGTTCGACAAGCTTGGAATTCGTGAGCGCGCTACCCGTAATCGAATTCCACGCTGAAGAAGCGGCCCCTGACACCGTATTCCATGCTCGCTTCGCCGCGCCTGCTACGCTGTCCCAGATCCCACCAAAAAAGCCCTCTATGCGATTCCATGCAGATTCGATCCATCGAATGGGGGCGGTTACCACGATCTTGATCTTGTCCCAGACCCAACCAGCCCCTGTTTCTACAGCGTCCCAAACCCCAGAAAAGAAGTTCTTTACCCCTCCCCATACGGCTTCTATCGCCTTCACAGGAAGAAGGATGATGCTCTTTACGCCGTCCCACGCCTCCATCGCCGTCGATCCGATAGCATCCCAAATACTCGAAAAGAAATCTCCGATTGCCGCCCATGCAGGTTTGATGACGTGGTCCACTGGCCAAGTAAGGACTCCGCCGATCTGTTCCCACGCCCACGACGCTGTTGCCCTTATAGCCTCCCAGATGACACCAAACATCTTCACCGTACCCCACCAAATCGCCTTCGCGGTGTAGTAGGGCGCGAGAAGCCAATACTTCATGATCTTAGCAAACCATTTCACGCCTGCCGCAATCGTGTCCCAAAGCGCCTCGAAGAAACCAGAGATCGGCCCCCAGTATTTCTTGACGACGTAGGCTACACCCACAATCGCCAACCCGATCGCGGCCGCTAACGCGATGAACGGAGCCCACGCGAGGAGAACTGGGACGGCCGCCGCGATCCAAGCCGCCGACGCCGATACAGCGGCAGCAACGAAACCCGCGGCTGTTGCCACTGCTCCGGCAATCATCGTGGCGTTGGCCACTACCCACGCCGCCGCAGTCCGAGTAGCAGACCATACGGCTTTGGCAGCCGCTTCCACGTACAGTGGGAGCATGACCGTTATCCACTCGTAAGCGTAGACGATCATCTCTTTCATCGTCGTCGCCCATGCAATCCCCGTACGGATCGCGCTCTTCACCGCAGCGGCGGCAGCCATGTACTGTTGGGCGATAAAAGTCGCGACGGCCTTTATCGTGCCAATGACCCACTTCACAGACGCAACCGCCCATTTAGCAAAAATGAACCCAATCACGGCTACCGCTACGCTCTTCAGCATGAAAAAGGCTGCTTCTATCGCTCCAAACCATTTCGGGAACCTCTGTTGAAGGTAGTCCTTCATTCCATCCAACACCTGGAAAGCCGCTGCCACCGCAGCCTGGAAAGCGCTGAGGAAGATGCCTGGTAGTTTGTAGAGTACGAACGCGATACCCCCAAGCGCATTCGGAAGAATCGTTCCCACGAGTAGCGTCATGAGACGTCCGACGTACTCACCTATCTTTCCGAGGACGGCGTTCACCTCTTCCGGATACTTCTGCATGAGAGTTCCCAGCGCCACGAGACCACCAATGATCAGCCAAGGCCCTGGGACAAGTTCGAAGAGGGCCTTCCCCACAACGCCAATACCCTTCGCCAAGGGAAGCATGATCCCGGCCAGCTTACTCAGGATACCGAAGATCGGAGTGAACTTTCCTATGGCGAACGCGCCGATAATAAGCCCTGCCGAACCCCCCAGTGTTTCCTTGAGCTTCTGGTTGAATGGTTTCGAACCATCCGACCATATCTCTCCCATCGTACTCCACCACTCTTGGATATAGTTCTTTACGAAGGCAATCGCGGTCGTGACGGCGTACCGCAGCGCTGATCCGATTTTCTCTCCCCATTCAGCGGCTCTGCTCTTCCCCGCACCTCCTGGATCGATTCCCCCGATAAGGGTGTCCCATACGCCCCCTACGAAATCATACACATGCGGAAGGAAACTCTTCAGACGTTCTAGTTGCTTACCTAGAAAATCCACGGACTGGGTGAATTTCTCCTTCACGGTGGTAGCTATGATCGCCAAAGCCTCGTCAGTGCTCTTCCCCTCCATACGCAATTTGGCAAACCACCCTATGGCGACAGCCAGTGCGGCAGCAATCAGGAACAGAGGAGACAAGAGCATATTGAAGCGGAATCCAAGAGAACCCAATACGCCGGCCATGGGCGTGACCTCTTTCAAGATCTCGCCGAGCACAGCCGCCATGGGGCGCAACGTCTTCGGAAGAAGAGCCATAACGCCTAGTTGATGCAATTCGGAGAACTTGGAAATCACCGCAGCGAGCGGACCGCCTCTCTCGACGAGACCCCGCAGTTGGTCATTGAACTTGCTGAATTCCTTTCCTGTGTCACTGACGAATACACGCGCTTCCTTGCGCGCAATAGCCCTGAAACTCATTACGAAGGAGTCCTTGGCTAGTTCGAAAGAGTCCGCCAAGGTACGACCTGTTCGGTGTGCTTCCTTTCCAAGTTTTCCAAGGTCTGCTGGCGTCTTCTTGACGCTCTTCATCAGATCCAACGTGGCGTCATCGGCACTCCGGAAGAAGTTCACCAGTGTCGCCGCCTGATCTGGGCCAAACACTGACTCCATCTGTCCGTGGAGTAGTGTGAAATCTATGTCTTTCCCTACCCTCTTTGCATCCCTCACCATACCCGCCAGACCTGCGAGGAATTCATCAGGTCCTTGCGTCATCGTGTCGAACGCGACCCCGATGTCCCCAACAGATATCCCGAGCGCCTTGTGAAACTGGTCGATGTCCGTCTGAGTGCCGGCGAACATCCCCTTGAACGTCTCCTTGGCCTTGATCATGGTCTCGGAGATCTGCATTGCGCTTTCTCGAGCCTGATCCGAAGATTGCCCGACCTGCATGAACCCGGAAGCAAGGGCGGCTGTAGAAGCCGCATAGCTGGCCAAATCCTTGCTATCCAGCGACTTCCCCATCATGGAAGCTCGACGCCGAAGAAGGTCCATCATCTTCGGCATATCATTCATTGCGGCCGTTACATCCCCGGAGATCTGTCCCATCATCGTGAATGAACCGATGACCTGGTTGATCTGTTCATCGGTCATCCCGAATTCTTTTCGCATCCGAAGACCGGAGTTGCGCAAGACATCGGCATTCACGCCGAAGGCTGCACTGAATCTGGCTACTTCCTGCGCCGACTTGAAACCCATCGCACGCAGCTCATCGCCTGCCTCCGTCCACGCGCGTAAGGACAATGCCGCTGTGTTGGCATCGACATTCAAGCTCTTGGCCATCCCCGCCGCTCGTCCTGAAAACGCGGACAATGCTTTACCAGTGAATCCGAAGTTGGCGCCCGTAGCCCGCGTCGTAACGCTCAGTTGTTGCATCTCGGCTTCTAGGCCAATGGTGAGATTCCTTCCCGCCGTAGCGATGTTACCGATGCCGTCAGCGATGTCCTTCAACACCGATAGTTGAATCGATTGAATGAAGGTTTGCAGTTTGCTCTGACGAGCAATGGTATTCACCTTCTCCAAAGCGTCCCGGATGAAGTTGAACCCTCCCCCTATACGTCTTTGGGCGGATTCCATAACCGAAGAGTCGCTATGGAAACTGTCGGCGGCGTCGCGGCTGGCCTCGGGTAAGTCCTTTCCAAGACGCATGGAGAGCGTCTCGACAGCCTCGGATAGTCGATTTATTGGATCCGCGCTACCGAGAGAAGCCGCTTTCCCGATGTCGGCTTTGTCGGCGGCTCGACCCATCTGAGCCATCGTCTCCGCCATGCGATCAAACCCGGCCGTAACCTGGTCTTGCTTGGCAGTAAGACCATTATCCTTGGCTCCAAAGGAGAACCCGAGTCCTAGAAAATTCAGGGCGATGGCTACTGCGCTCCTCTCGAGTCTCTAGTCCCAGACGAGGCGATTCGGATGAGCGGACCACGTGGTCCGTTACCTATTCCGTCTTGCCTCGGCTTCCTGATGCCGCTTCTTTTCCAACTCATTCTTTCGACAAATCATCCGATGCCGCCTGGCAACGGGCATCGACATGATCGCATCGTAAGGAATGTGGAAAGACTCCATCAGATAGAAGATCTCGCTCTCTAGCTCGTCTGGGATTCCGAAGGGAAAAAGAAGGACGACTGGCCTACATCCAGTTCCTGTTTGAAGGATGCCCCGCACTCTGGGCAGTCCAAGTCTACCTCGGTTTCCACCCCTCCCTCTACCTGTTCGAACGACTTCCGAAGAAAGGATCGATCCAAGGAGCCCAACTTCTTCACCGTATCCAGGTTTGGTCTCTTTCCGTCGATCTCCTGAACGCGCATCAAGATGGCGAGGGACAGCGAATCGGTTTTCTTCTTGTTGAGTTGATCGAGTTGTTCTTCGCCATGTCCAGTCATCGGCGTGAAGGTAACCTTCTTCTTGGAAGAAGGTAGAACGGCAGCATGAGTCCGCTTGTACGGGTCGTCCATTGATTGGATCTTCAAATCCGACAAGTCGATGGTATAGCTGGTCGAAGCTGCGCATGTCTTACACGCAGTCTTGAACGTGTAGGCGTCACCGACAGTAACCCGTCGAATCGCGAAGATGCAGAACAGACGATCTCCGACCGTAAGATCCTTGACCACCTTCGAAAGTTGACCCTTGTCCGTGATGGTGCCTACGCGCTCGACGCAGGAAGCAATGAGGTCATTGATCTTCTTGTTCCCCGGGATCTTCGGGTTGGCGAGCATGTCCTCTTCGTAACCCGTGATCTCGTGGACCTTCACTTCGCGGTGAAGATTTCCATCCGCGTCGATATACCCACAAGGAAGATCGAACACACCTACAGAAGACTTTGGCTCCTGGATCTGATTCAGGAGGATAGTCGCCGCGATGTTGGGATCGATCTTCGCATCGGGCACATCCTCACCCGGCATGATACTTTCGTCTGACATTATACGCTCCTCTGGTCGTCTCGATCTTTTTCGGATTCATATACCATTACGAGGGCCTTCAGCGCCTCCGTCACAGACATGCCCCTCCGATCGAGCATGATCTTGAATGTGTCGTAGGTGGCTTTCGGTACCCAGGCATTGATCTTCACATCGTCTACGCCTTCAACATCCTGGTATTGCTCCAAGTCGTCGAACTGCTTTTCTGACTGGAGATATCTCCCCATCAAATAGCGAATGAGAGCACTCTTGGACTTGAATCCTCGGTCGGAGCACAGCCCGTTGCTCATGCGTTCGAACAACCGACGACTCACCCAGAAATTGATCGGTCGGTTGTCGGCGTGTTGCATCTTGGATCGATGAGCATCCGTCGCGATCTCGCACGCTCTACAGATGATATAGGCGTTGTCAGGAGATAGCTGACCCCCCGCTTCTTCTGGTACGATCATCTTGAGTGTAAGCTTCGCCCTGCTTCCACATCCGTTGCATCGGTTCCCTGTCCGTCTCCACACCTCCGCCTGCCAATCAGGATTCGCGGCACAGCCCTCTTCGGAATGGCCTACTACAATCTCCATCTACGCCTCCTGCTTGTCGTCGTAGTACAAATCGAAGAAATCCTCGTACTCCGCTGGAATAGTGTAATCCCCGCCGATTGGAAACTGTCGGCGTAGCATCGCGCGATCTCCACCCAAAGGGACAGGGAAAGCACCTACATTAGCCGACACGGTCTGTTCGTTCTGCTGCTGTAGGAGGGCCTCGGTGTCCAAGGTTTCCCAACGAGCCGATCCTGATCTGGTGTGTCTCGACATGGCTAAACGTTACCACCAAATCGCCCGTTACACCAGGAAAGAAGTATAGAATCAGGAGTTCCCGGAATTTTTCCAATCGTCCGAGTCGTACGGAAGATCGCAGGGCATGAGTAACAACCCTAGGTTCGCTCCTGTAGAAGCGGCATAGGCTGCGTGGTCATCCAAGTGCAAATCGATTCCAAGTTGCTTCCTCGATACGATCTTGCAGCGCTCTCCATCCCGACCCCAATTCGCACTATGAACCCTCTCGGCGGGGATCTGGATATCATTGGCCGCTAGTAACGCTATGGCGCGCTCAGTAGGCATATCCGTCAGGATATAGACCTCGACATCCTCGGATCGCTCCAAGGCGCGAACGAGTGGAACAAATACCTGCGGGGCACGAGACAACAGCCCTCCAATGTCGAAAGATACTCGCATCGTAGACACCCTCAAAGCGCGCTGCTAATGAGATCCCCATGAACACGGATTGCATCGGAAAGGCGTTTCCGGGCAGTAGCGAGTACGTCTGCGAGACGTGCGGCATCATTCGACCCGGCGAGCCGTGCCTTCGTCACATCCGTTTCCGCGACAACAACCTCTACCGCAGCCAGCAAGACATCGGGTCCTGCCTGAATGAGAGCATCTCCGCCTACAAGAACATTCGCCAGCAACCCCGCGGCATACGAGTATCTCGTAACAACACTGGAGAGCGTATGACACCTTTCCTTTAGATCTTGGATGTCCTTCTCAGTCATCTCGTGACCTCAACATTTGCTGTACCCACACGACTCGCACACGTCACAACCCCCACCACGGGAAAGGGTAGGCGCCTTGCACTGAGGGCACAGATCGTGCTTGGGCGGAAACTTTGGACGAATCCCTCCATTGCGACGAGCCAAGTAATCTTGAAAAGCTTGCCCTACACCGTCCGGAGCGGAAGAGATGCGATTCAAACCAAATCCGTTGGAGGCTCCACCTATGTTCCGGAGTTGCTCTGCCAACGCTTCGAGACGCTTATCGGGCCGAATAGGAGAAGGTATGGCGAGAGCATAGCTTACCGCCCGGCCCAGGGCTTCCATCACCGCAGTCACCTCACTACCGGATTTCCCAGATATGATGAAGCATTCGAACGGCTGCCCGTCCTCGGGATGATCGTCGATGACGGTATGCACGGTCCCGTGGGCCGTCTTCTTGGAAATCGTTGTTCCATGCCTATAGCCGTCGGCCGGAATGTGACGACGTGCCTTTGGCAGCATCTCCAATAACTCCTTCGTAGCCTCACCGTGATTCACTTTTCCTACATTCAAGACCTGCGACTTACGACTCCCATCACGGTACACGGTGATACCTTTGCAGCCTAGCTCCCATGCCAAATCGTAAGCCGCTTCCACGTCTTCCACGGTAGCCGTATTCGGCATGTTGATCGTCTTGCTGACAGCGTCTTCTACATGCGCCTGGAAGGCCGCCTGCATCTTGACGTGCCAATCGTAACGAATGTCCAACGACGTCCGGAATACCTCTCTCCATTTCTTGGGGACGGCTTCCAGATCCGACACGCTTCCTTTCTCGGCCACCTCGCGCATCAGATCCTCGCTGTACCACCCCTCTCGTTTAGAGACGTCCACGAATACCTGATTCACGTCCACCATCTCCATGTCAGCCTGATTGCGGATCATGGCCACACTGAACAAAGGTTCGATGCCGGAGGAACATCCCGCAATGATGGAGATAGAGCCTGTTGGAGCGATGACTGTAACCGTACTGTTCCGTCGCGGCTTGTCGCCTCGAGCCGCCCATCTGGATTCGGACCAGTGCTCGAACGGACCACGCTTCTCTGCCAAAACTTCGCTTGCCTTGACCGCCTCCTCATTTATCAGGCGCATGGTCTGCACGCCCAACTTGAGCGCCTGATCACTATCGTAGGGTATCCCACATCGAAGTAGAAGATCGGCCCAACCCATCACACCAATGCCTATCTTCCGACATTTCCTGGTCATGTCCCCTATCTGGGGAACAGGATAATTGTTGATGGTCAGTACGTTGTCCAAGAAGTGGACACAATGATGGACGACGCTAGCAAGTCGATCGAAATCCAACACAAGAACACCGTCGCGCTCGAAATAGAACTTGGACAGATTTACGGATCCCAGCGTGCAAGCATCGTAGGCGCGCAGCGGAACCTCTCCGCATGGATTGGTAGCTTCGATATCCCCGAGATACGAAGATAGAGGATCCAGAGCGTTGACGCGATCGATGAAAAATAAGCCCGGTTCTCCGCTATAATGCGCGTTCTGTATGATCCGATCCCAAACATCCCGAGCTTGGTATTTCCCAACGACCGATCCCGATACCGGATGGACGATTTCGTACTCTCCACCCGAATAGAGAGACTTCATGAAAGCATCGGTTATACCAACGCTTATATTGAAGTTGGTAAGACCATGACCGCATGTCTTGCGACCAAATCCAGAGCAGACGTCGCAAGCAACTCGTTTGCAGTCGATGAACTCGAGAATATCTGGATGGTCTACTCGAAGGATGCCCATGTTGGCCCCTCGTCGTATCCCCGCCTGTTTCACGCATTCGGTGACAGCGTTGTACATCCGCATGAAAGACACGGGACCGGAGGCGGCCCCGCCTGTTCCAGCCACGAAATCATTGCGAGGTCGAATCCTACTGTAGCTGAATCCCGTCCCTCCTCCTGTCTTGTGCACGAGGGCCGCGTTCTTCGCGGTGTCCATGATGGCATCCATACGATCTTCGATAGGGAGAACAAAACAGGCCGACAGTTGGCCGTCCACTCTCCCTGCATTCGCGAGGCACGGGGTGTTGGGAAGAAAGTCCAACCGGGCCATCATGTTGTAGAACGCCGTCTCTGCCGCTGTTGGATCCTCTCCGTATTGAATGTCCGCACGAGCTACTGCTTTGGCAACTCGACTGAACAATTCCTTCGGAGTCTCTACAACCTCCCCTTTGTCATTCTTGAGCAGGTAACGGCGGCGCAACACCTGGATGGCGTTGTTGTTCAACACAGGTTCGACTACGGGCACACGGCCTCCATGAATATCTTTTCTCAGTCCTACGCAGTGAGACTGAGCTCTTCGATCATCTCTGGCTGGATCTCGATCTCCATGATCGATATATCACTCGCCTGCGCATCGAAATCTCCACCTACCTTATACCTGATAGGAAGGCAGTCGTGAAGAACCCACGCCTTGGCTGGGATACGAATCTTGAATTCGAATGGACCAAAAGCCGCACTTCCACCAAACCCGGCCAATCCTCCAATAGCGGCCCCTTCGGCTAATGTACTCACAATGGCCTTTCCAAAGTTTCCCGGGACACTAGAAGAAATGAGGCCCGAATTCGCCGCTACAAGGGCAGACTGCGCAACTCCTGATACCGATGTAGCGCTTATGGGGTTACGAGCAAAGAACTGTAAGAGTACCAATGTTCGTCTCGGGGTAGGCCCACCGATGGACACATAACTACCAGCTGATCGGCTCTGGAAGCCTTGGGGATCTCCTGTCACAGCCGCTACTGTCCAACGCCAAAAGTCGGAATCCGCGAAAGTGACTCCGCGTGTAAGAGTCATCGGATCGACGTTCGCCTTCTTTATTACCCGGCGTTTGAAATGCCAGTTACCTTCGTTGAAGTCGTACATGTCGAAGGAGACGCTTGGAGCGGTGATCGACTTGAACCCCGACAACGGGTTGAAGATCGGCAAGGAAAAGCCCTCGATAGGGGCCACGTCGAACAGCCAAAAGGGAAATACCTGGAGAAAGTCGGAGAATGCTGTTCTAGCCACAGAACACCTTCGAGTTGATGTCCACCATACTACCGCATCAAACCAAAAACGGGCAGGACCACGTGGTCTGCCCGTCTCATGTTTCCATCGAGGTGCTGTTACGCCGGGGGTTGGTGCTCTTCGACCTCGAAGTGTTCGTAGGCCAGATCCAGTTCCATGATGGAGATCTCGGACGCCGTAGCGTCTAGATCGCCCGCGACCTTGTGACGAATCGGAAAGCACTCGCGAACATGATAGGTACGTCCTGGAAGGTCTGTGTTGAGATTGGTCTTGTTCGCTTGACCGCCCGAAGCCGGGGCCGAGCGGACGAGAGACGCATCTCTGTGAAAGTGCCGGATAGCGAGATCCGCACGGTACTCGTTGGCAGGACCGGCGTCAGCACCTTCGATAACCAGCCGGAGCCAGCGCCAGAAAGTACCATCGCCACGCGCCACACCACGAGAGAGCGTGATGTCGGACATGCTCGGGTTACCCGGGTACTTCCGGGTGTAGACCATTTGACCCTCTTTGTACTCGACCGCCTCGATGGTCGCTTCTGGGGTTGTCACGGCGGAGAACCCGGCATCAGGTCTGCCGTTCCCTGTGACTAGATCTACGTCGGAGTTACCGTCCACGGCGGCCACGAGAACGTGGAATCTCATTGAGTGGAGAAAGTCTTGTGCTAGAGCGCGAGCCATTTTTCACCTCCTCGGGCAAATCGCCTAGGTTACGCCACCATTACCAAGAATACGACGGAACCATCAGGCGCCGTAGTCGTATCTACCGAATTCTCGGTCGAGTCGAATACACCGGCTTCGGTAATCCCGTCGGCGAACAAGACATTGGCACTTCCGATCTGCACGGAGATCCCTAGAATGTCTCCTGTCTGCACCGTCGCCGTGGCCCCGCTCGCCCCTACCGTGGCTTTTGAAATCGCCGTGACCGCCTTGAAGATCTTGGCGCCTGCAACAGTAGAGTTGGCAACCGCTACATTGACCTCCGTTTGAGCCTGATCGAATTGATCGGTTCCAACGATGGTAACGTCTCCGCCGTCGTACCCTAGACCGTAGACCACATCCAATGTCCTTGGCACATCAGGATCGGTAAACGGCCCAGGGAAGACATTGGGGTCGGTCGCCGGAACCGAAGCATGAACCGCGACAGCTGGAGCGTCCGGCGCGCCCAAGTTGATTACCGACTCGGCGCCCTGGAGAGAACCTGCAAGTTTCTCGGCAGCGCTGAGTGTAATCGTATAAGACAGGGTACCTGCCGCGACGTTGGTTAGGAAACTGGACATTCCCTGAACATCGGACTCGGTCCGCTGCGTAGAAAGAGTGCCGTTCGCGGGAACGAAAGCGTAGAGTTCCTGTACCAGGACAGGCTCGGACGTGTTGTTCGTTATTGTAAGAGTGGCCACTTGATTACCTTTCTGCTTGATCCTCGGCTAGCCCAACGTGATTTGGGTAAAGCGGAATCTCACGAATTCTGCCGGAGTATTTGCGGCGACACCGACGTCGATGATGACCTGGCCCGCCGCTACGCTGGAAGCATCGTTGTTCGATTCGTCCACGATAACGAAGAACGCCTCGGAGGGAGATCCTCCGGCGAACAAGCCCTCGTTGAACTGGTTGTTGAGGAACCCTTGGAGTTGCGCCTTGATCTTGGCCCACAGAGCAGGACCATTGTTCTCGAACACGATCCAATGGGTCGCGTTGTACACCGACTTTTCCAGGAACATGAAGAGGCGGCGCACGTTGATGTACCTCCACTCGATTTCCTGAGCAATGGTCCGAACTCCCCATACTGCTAATCCCGTATGTGGGGAACTGATTAACGGATTGATCTTGTTCGGGTACACGAAATCCCGCTCGGACGGGGTAGGATTCAATTCCAGTCCGAGGAGAAACCGGAGTTGGCCGTCCACAGTACCGCCGGGGGCTTTTCCGACATTCTTGGACGCATCGGTACGAGCGTAGATGCCTGCAATATGCCCAACCGCGGGCATCGTCAATGGCCGATTGTCCGCGAGAGGGTCTGCAACCCGAACCCACGGCCAGTAGACGGCGGCAAACTTCGAAAACCGGCCCAGATCGAACCGGAACCAATCCACAGCCTCTTGCGCAGAAGAGGCCACAGGCGGCTGGAGGATGGCAAAGCGATCACCCCCGGAAGGCTGCGTAGCGCGCCCATCCACGTAATCGAGGATATCTCCAGTGATAGTGACATCTCCGACAAAATCGGGAACGACGATTTGCATCAGTTCCTCGATCCGGTTCAGGGCAAACAGTCCTTCGGCATTCGCTTCTAGGAGCGCGGCGTTGGAAATCTGATTCCGTCCGTAGGTACCAGAAGAGAAGGTACCATTGGTTCCACCCGTGAAGGATTCAATATGCTGCGATTCCACCGCCGCAGTGCTGTAACTCAAAGTCACGAGCGTAGTCGCGTCGATGGGATTGAGCAACGTAACGACGATTGCGCCGGAGGTGTAATTGATCGTGTTCGTGCCTGCGGCATCTACCGAACCAATCAGATTCCCCGCCCCGTCATCCGTGACGGTAAGAGAAGCTCCGAGTGTATCGGTGTAGGAGATGACGACCGATCGAGGAGAGACCGGAGCGGCAGATGCTGTCGTCGCGGTAAACTCCCGGCCCGCCGTCGATTCATCCCCACCACCGATGATCTCGGTCTTCGCTATACCGTCGATTTGAAGAGGAGCCTCATCTCCACCCGGCTCATTGACCGTTACGTAGTCGGACAGCTCATTGATGACATCAGGGAAATACTGTGGATCGGAGGAATCCGAGAAGCTGAGACCCTCGTAGGTCTCCACGATATCAAAATTGCCCGTAGAGGTGTTCAGTAGCAAGACATTGAACTTGTATCGTGAATACGAGTTCGTACTGGCGGTGTAATAGTCCTGATCCCCCTCGATAGAGATACGCAAGTCATTGGCCCAAGTTCCCGCCGAGATAGGATCGAGGTCCCAGGCATAGATCTGATAAGTGGCCAGGAGGGGGGCCTGATCGTGGGCTGCGGTAGATAGGGTGATCGACCACGCGCCAGTCGTGTAGTCGATAGCCCCCGGACCGGTGAGAACAGTGCCGGCGGGGAAAACTCCCAATCCATCGTCAGTTACACTGAGATCCGCGGAAGCCGGGGTGTAATCCACCGTGAAGGCGCCAGGGACGCCATTCGGGATATCGACACCAGCAAATTCTACCGAGAAAAACCCAGATCGATGATCGATGGTGACCACCGTTCCAGCGCCGTTGGTCGCGCTCGCGATGGCGGTAATCGCCGGAACTGCGAGAGTCGTGGGGGTGGCGCCATCCGGATCGAAGTTCAGAGTGAACGTTCCCGGGACCACGGCGAACTGTTCGGGGTCGTAGGCGGGAATGCTCGCCGGATTGATCCTACCTTCGTAGACAGCCGTCGCAGCCACGAGACTAACGTTGCCGCTGTCATCACGGTTGCGAATGGCTTCGGCCGCGACCGGGGTCCCGTCCTCACGCCATCGCAAGGTCACCGAAGCAGGAACCAGCGGCGATGCGCCGCCATTCACGTTGAGTAGAGTAGTCAGGTCCGTCTGTGAGAAGGCGGTAGTAACTCCATCTCCAGTCTCCAATACCTGATCGGTCCACTGGCTGTCGATCAGAGCATCCGCGGTAAGCGCGTCCGAAGGGACAACACGAACAACGAACGCACGACGACCGCCGTTGGCAAAGTAGGCAGCCATGGACAGCGGCAAGAAGGAATCACTAACGATGGGTCCGAATGTCCGAACGAAGTTCTCGAACGACGTTACGAGAGTAGCTACGTTGGTGGGCCCCTTCTGCGTGAATCCTACGGCTCCCAGATTCGATGTCGAAACCGCCTGGATGACCTGTACCTGGGAAGGTACTTCCTCGATGAAGACGCCTGGACTAAGAATCTCGGCCATGGCTACCTCTTGTTCTCGGACGATTCAGTTACAGGAACGTCCAAAAGTTGTTCTTTCTCAGGCTCCAACACTGGAGCAGGATCTACTGTCGGAACTGCGGTCTTGGGAACCGTGGGCATGGGCGGGGGAGGTACAGAGGGTTTCTTGGGAGGAACCAACATCCCCTTCTGTACGTATTTCGTCACCGCCGCGCAACCAGCGTCCTCCCGAGATATTTCGAGGAAGGATTTGGCCGCTATTACTGTAGGTCCGCTAGGGAGCGATAGAGAGAGTGGACCTCTCGTCTTGTTATAGTATCGAGGCATCTCATATCCCCCGGATTTGTTGCGTCGTGATCGTCGGCAAGGCAGTAACCGTGGCCATGGTCTCCGGATCCAACAGATCCAGTTCACCCTCTACTCTCAAAGTGACGGCAAAGCCTACCACACGATCCGCCACTTCGGGAACATCGTCAAGGTGAGAAATCGACTCTTGAAAGGCTTCATAGGTTCTACCGTCTCCGACGGAGTCTACCAAATGTACCAGACAATAGGGAGGATATACACGAAGAATAGCATTCAGTATTGCATTCGCCTGGTTGGTTCCGCCACCTCGGTTGTGCGCGAAGATCGAGATAGTGTACGAGATGTCGTAGGGTACAGCCTGTTGTAGTTGTTCCATACGACTGAATCCGAATACATTCGCGGATTCCGGGCGTCCTGGGCTCGTATTGACAACCGTCTGGTTACCTGTCGCGGAAGGAGCGCGGTACTGCAAGGATCCGGGATGCCAGCGATTCATTGTCGGAGTAATGTCATCACGCCGACAGACGATGAGAGGAAAGTCGTACTTCTCCCAGATGTCCTCGGGAAAAGCAAAAACGATGGGAACCCCCGGGATCCCCTCTCTACTAACGCGTCCTCGGACTCCAGGCACATCCAGGTAGTAGTTTCTAGGCTCTCCACGCTCGTTGTAGAAGAGCGTCGCGCCCATCGTCGTCACCACACCCTTGTCGAAATCACGAAGGCTCACCGTTCCGGTCGGGGACCGACCTTCCAGCCTATCGCGAAGTGCCAAAGTTGCGGAGTCTTCCACGGATCAATCCATCGAGACGGAATCGAGAACAACGCGCGCAAACCCTACCGTCTTGGCTTTTCCTAACCAAATAGAGATCTCGTCATCAGACGAGTCCTCTTCTGGCATAGGAGGCATGTCTCCTTCTTCCGCAGCCATTTCAGCAGCGTCGAAAATCGCATTGACAGCCCCTTCCTCGCTCATATCGGTGGAGTCGAGAATCGCATCGAGGATGGAGTCCAGATACATGTTGAAAGCATCGTTCGCATCTGTTGGGTTCTCGGCTCCGCTATTCCCCGCCATCGCCTCGTCGCCCGCCGCTGTACCGCCCACCGTCATCTCCGCCAAGTCGTTTTCCAACTCCATACGGATACGATCGAGTATATCGGACTCTCTCATGGCACGTCCTGTAGACTCTGTCGCATCGAAACCTTCCTCTAACTGGGACCGAAGTCGATCCAGGATGTTGGAAGTGTGCTCATTCATCGAATACATTTTTCTCTCTCTCCTGAAGGGCGTCATCTTGGAACCCGAACGCCCAATCTCTTCTGGAACGGTAGGTAATCCCGAACTTGGGATGTTCGTATCTTACTCTTTGTCTTGATCTTCTTCCAGTTTTTCCACAGTGTAAAGGACGGTCTGATCAAAGATGCACGAATTTTAGGATCCCGCCGCATCTCCAGGAGGCCATCCCGGATCGCATGACGCAGACTGGGGCGCCAATGGGGTTCAGCCTTCCGGCCGATGCCAAACTCCAGCCGAAAAGCTTCGAAGGCTACGTCGGGAACCGTCTTCGCCACACGAACGCTGTCGGGACGAACAACAGGGATGCGCTTCCCTACTCGCGCAAGTTCGGCCCGCCATAGCCTTCGATCAGCCGTCCTTCTTTTTTGGATCTTTTCGACTTCTCGCACCCTGACCTTACGGGATACGAGTACGGCGTCTGAACGAGCTGGAACGAATGGAAGGGTTCGTAGCGTCCAGGGACTGTACTTTTCTAGTATTTGTATTTCCGGTTTCACTTTCTTGAGCCGAGGACGAGCCCGGACATACAAGACGGTGTCTGGCGTTTCCAAGTCGCGAACCACACGAGAACGAGGATTGGCCCGCACCGCGAATGCCACCTGTTCTCCGAGGCCCGCCACTTCTACCACTTCCAAAGAGGTTCGATAGGCATTCCAGTCATCCCCTTTGGGGATGTGGTCCACTAGGCTCTCTTGTACTCTTTTCGCCGTACTGTAGACGATATTACGCTTTAGTGCGTGAGTTCGATCTTTCCATTGATGAACCACACGCAGAGAAAGATCGTTCCCCCGCTTGAAGGAAAATCGCAGACTCACCAACTAGTAGCCCCGCTTACTAGCGTAATACGCCTCTACTTCTCCGATCGCGCGCATCAGCGATTTCTTCTCGGGGCCAATGAGTTGCTGTGCGGTGAACGTTCCGTTTCCTCCACGAATGAGGGTTTTCGGATCCAGTGTCCCCCTATCCGGGCAAACATCGGCCAGGAGACGTACATGTTTCTCGCACACGCCTACCGTCCTGATCCGTCCTTCCGCGCGTACACCAAAATCCGCGTCTTCCCCGCATACAAAACACCATCGAGAAAAATCCGTGATGGGTCCTCGATACTCGGGAAAGTCTCCGCCGGCTGCCGGACCCGCACAATCGGCTTTGGCGAGACAACCATCCCCGGGCACACCGCGCTCGCGGGCCTGCCAGTAATTGGTGCATGTCGCGCAGATCGAGCTTAACCCTCCCTGCATAGCTAGAGCTACCTTGACTGGATTCATCGGTAACCGCCCTTTATCGCCTTCGCCGCTTCTAGCATGTCGAGGGCCATCAGTCGTTCGCCATCCTGCGCTCGGGAGTAAATTTCGTGTCGCGCTTGAGATTCAATTTGAAGCCCACGAACCCCGGTTGATCGAATATGTGGCCGTCTTCATCCACCTTGGTGACATCAAAGAAATACCCCGCCCCCTCGATATCCTGTTCCAGGACACTGTATTTCTTGTAGAAAGGTTCGTTCCAAAAACGAACGACGTCATGCTCTGCGGGAACAGGAGCCCCAGCCTGTTCGACGGAGAGGCGAGGAAGCCATAGAGTAGCCGTCCAGATACCCTTCAATCCTGATTCTCCTGCTTCCGGGTTGGATTCTGGGTATTCGACGAAACCCTTCAAAACGTACGATCCCTGGAACACACGTTCGATAGGCTCATCGTAGAGAGGATCTCGTACCGACCCCTCGATATCGAGGTGGAACAGTTCGATGCTAACCCCGGCAATGTCGATCTGTTCTTTTGCCCAACATGACAAAATCGGCTCTTCAGCGCGGGATAACTCGAACGTGCAACTCTGGTTTTCCAAGGCAAGAAGCGCATCCATCGGTTCTACACAACCGCAAGCCCCTTCCACACAGGAGGGTAGCAAATCGGTAAGAGGCGTGCCGTGGGTCGAACAGGGGCCACCTCTGTTTCCGCAAGAACAAGACATGGACTACCCCGCAAGAAAGTGCATAGGCATGGCGCTCATCCCGATCTCTTCATCCAAAGCATTGATTTCCTCTCTACCCTCACTGATCAGATCTCGCCCATCGAGAGAAGCCGACCCCTGCGCAGTAGGGAAACTGTCGTACTTGGAACGAATACGGCCTACAATCAACTTCGCTCCTGCCAACGCATAGCGCTTGATGAGATCGTGATCTCTCTCGGCGAGTTGATTGATGGCGAAGGTAGTGGTCTTGTACTCGAGGAGCAGACGCGAAGAGTTCCTCGGCAACGGAAAAATATGAAGCATCCGACCGTTCTGCCTCCAATCGAACTCGGCGCCTAGAATGCGCTTGGCCGTTTCGATATACTGGAGAGTCTGCACGAAACTGGAATAGATCCCGGCAGACGAGGGAGCCGCAAACACATCATAGGGAACCCTGTCATCGACTAGAATGAACGGCGAAAAGATCAACGAGAAGTCCAGGGGCGCGGCAGAAGGCACTACGTCGATGACGGTGTCAACATCTTCATCGAGGCAGTAAGCAGTCACCCCGTCGATAGCCTGTATGACGTTGTAGCGGATCACGCCCTTCTTGGCAGCAAACCAACGTTTGGCGTTCTCCAAAGCATCACACAGTTGCTCCTTGGTCAATTCGATTTTTACCAACGGACAGCCTAATTGACGGAGGATCCATTCCCTCGTCTGCGCATCGTCCATCAACTGGAGGTTGAAAGGCGGGCACTGTTCGTTGGTCATGACTTATTCTACCGTACCGAAGAAGTCGATTCCAGATCTTCGATACCCGTAAGAACACTATCTGCGGCATTTGTCAGTGCACTATCATCGATAGTCTCGTCGGCGCTGGACGCGGATGATGTCGGAGACAGCGCTGTCCGCATTTCGACAACGGCATCCTTCATACGAGAAGCCGCGCCAATAAGGTTCTCCAATTCGCTAATGACTATATAGGCTAATTGGATCATCTTGGAATCACATTCGTCCTGAAGCAAAGAAGGAGTAGGGGCCTCCACTACCTGTTCGAAAGAAACCTCGACCGGTATCTCTCCTGTCGCCCCGAGGGATTCCAGTTCCGCAAGAATATCGTCTGTTCTACTCATTCCCCCATCCTACAAGCAAAAAACCCCAAAAGAAAACCCTCCAGGGTGGCACATCCCCAGAGGGTTTTCGATCCAGCAAAGCGCTAGTTACAAGTTGATGATACGAACCTGCCCGTAGAAGTCAGGCCGAAGGATCTTCTTGGCGTAACGAGTACGGAGACCCTTACGGAACGAGAAGTCGTTCGGGTCGAGGAACGTCGGGGTGACCTGAAGAGGTATGTACGGCGCCCACACGTACCCCGCATCGAGATACGATCCCCCCTTTAGGCCGAGTAGCATCTGGTCGCGGGCGAAGAACGGGTCTTCGTAGATCAACCACTTGTTCGACATCGTACCAGTCTTGTAGATCCCGAACTGACCGTGCTGAACGATCGGCCGCGGTACATCTACCCCGGTAAGATCTCCCGCGCCTGCGGAGGGGCCACCCGGAGTCACCCATAGAGGACGGAAGTCGCCATGGCTCTGGAGCGAGGTGAGAAGTGCCGAAATCTCGGGCGACGTAACGATCCAGTTCGCAGGTGCCCGGAGGGTCTTCTTGTGAATCAGATTCGACACTGTCGCCAAAGTAGTGATCAGCGATCGAAGATGATCCAGTTCGTTGATCCCGGCCGGAGGAACACGATCGAAAGAAGACGTGGTTCCGGTAGACGCCAGGAACAGGTCGTCGATGACTTCTCGATCGATCTCCAGTGCGATCTCCTGGGCCACGGCAGAGACGATCTCCGTCTCGGCATCAAGGCCGTGGAACGCTCGAAGATCTTCCGCGGCCTCGCTGGACCAAAGGGCCTTGAGCCGACGAGACTGCGCCTCGACCGCGGCCTTCTTCACATCGAGATTGATCTGCGGCACCCTCGAGGAAAGCTCCCCATCGAAGGTATAGTACGCCTTGATTTGATTCCCGTTCGCTGCCGCAGCGGTGAACTTGAACGCGGAGATGGCCCCGTTCGAGTAGTTCACGGTACCGGCGATGACGTCACCAGTGAAACCACCGGCGCCGTTGTCGGTCGCTTCCTGTACCGTAGATCCATCTACCGCCGAAATCTCACGAACGACGAGAGAGTACCCCCTCGACGCATCCAACGGACGGACAGGAGTAAACCCTAGAGTCGCAGCCAGCGCTGTACCGCCGCCACCAAAAGCCGCTCCATCGCCCGTGGCCAAGATCTCACCCTTGACGGACTCTGACGAGTAGTCGCGATCGAAATCCCGTGGGAACACCGAGCCGGCAACGGTTCCGCCCTTGGTAGTGCCATAAATGTAGTCCAGGAAGAAGACTGCCCCTATCGGCGCGGTCATTGGCTGGACCGATACGATTTCGTTCGCGATCAGGTTCGGGAACACCCTACGAAGCACCGGGAAGATGAACTTCGTAAAGCTTCCGACGTTGATCGTACGGGTATCCTCCGTCATGTTCTTGAGGTGCACGGCCTGATTTTCGAACAGCATCGCCATGCAACCGAGAATGTAGCGGTCGGTCTCCGTACGGTCAGGCAAGCCCTCCAAGAGAGGACTCCACTTTTGGACCAACTTGCCAACGTAACTCAGGTCGGCAACCGATCCCCGGCCCTCCTCGAGCCGAATTTTTCGCGCTTCTACGCCCATTGTATTCTCCTTGTGCGGGACTGGTTTTCCCCGAGTCTGTTAACGGCGGTTGATTCCCGCCATTCGTTGCAGCGTACTCATGGGGACCTCGAAGAGGTCCGTCTCTCTCGCTGTTCGCGTTTCTTCGGTAAGAACAGAATTTTCCATCGTCCGAGAGCCGAGACGTCGTCGTATACGGGCCCGCATATCCGACGCCTCGTCGAGATCGTGAGGATCGCTCTCGGTGTGTTGTTCGATTAGGGCGTCGATGTCATCAGTCGATGCCGCTCCAGAGCTCTCGATCAGCGCACTTATCTTGGCAGCCCGTGGATGACTACGAAGCTTCTGCGCAGTGTACAACTTGAGCGCCATCTGCTTGTTGGTTTGAGCCAGTCGCAACGAGATGTCCTCGCTCTTCTTCGCACGAGCATTCGCCTCTTCTACCAGCGATTGCGCCTGAACACTGATCTGTTCCGCCTGCTCGACAAGCTTCGCATCCGCGGCTTCCGCCTTGGTACGTTTCGCCGCGAGTTGCTCCCTGACCGACTCGACACGAGCCTTCAATTCAGCCGCACTGGAGAACTTCTTGACATCTCCAAGAAGATTGCGCACGAGTTCCCCATCCGGGTCATCCCTGAGCACACGCTCCAAGTAGAATTTGTACCCCGCCTCTTTGGCTACGTTTCCTAGCTTCTCGCCCTCTTCTTCGAGGTCTTGGATACGTAGTTCTTGTTCGGCCAACCGCTTCTTGAGCGCCTTGATCTCATCATCTTTGGCACTCACGATCGCCTCCGCATCTTCGGGAAGAATGTAGGGGCGAACAAGAGACTTGATCTGTTCGACTACCTTGAAGGACCCGGCTACAGAAGGATCCGAAAGGAGTTCTCCTCGAATCTCTTCACGCAACTCTGCGCGCATGTTGGCTAGAGTCGCAAGCAGTTTGTCAGGAAGACCCGACTCTTCCTTGGCAACCTCCGCTTCCAAAGCTTTGGCCCACTCTGCGGCCTTCTTCTTGTCCACAACAGCGTGCCGGCGCACGTCCGAGTCTTCGCGGCTGTTCTCGTTCAACTTCGCCATTGGAAACTCCACACCCTCGAAAAACACGTCGGGATAAGCAGTCGCGTCCGCAGGGTCGGCGACGAAATCGAAAGTCACCAGACGATAATCGTCTTGAACCTCGTCCACACCTTCATCGTTGGATCGGACAGAGCCAAAACCACGTGAGCTGACGCCGACCTTGCACCCTGACTTGAGGAGGGCTTCGAGGATCTTACCCTTCTCCGTTGGCAGGATTTCGGCCTCTCCGACCAAGATCCCGTCGTCTAGTTTCATCCCTGTAACAATATGCGAGACGCGCTGAAGAGACGTACGGCCGTCCGTAGGATGATCGATCTCCCCGAACAAGTTGCGCTCGTTCATCTTGCTCTCGAGACGCTTCATCTCGTTCGCCCAGATCTTCTGGGAGTAGAGACGCTTGTTCTCGGTAGCCACCCCAGCACGCGCAAACTCGCCGCGCACGACAGTCTTTCCCGCCTTCCCTCCACTCTCTATGAGTTGGAGAGATGTGGGAATCACATCTATCAATTCTTTGCGTGCCATTAGTACCTACGCCACCTGAACTTACCGTGCATCGGAGTGAATGCTAGTTTCGATCTTGTCTTCTTCTTGACTTTGCGCTTCTTGCGCTTGACTGGATTACCGTCGTACCCGATGGCCTCTTTGCGTCCGCTGGAGTAGGCTGTTCGCCTACGTCGCCACGCTTCGAAGACATTTGCTATCGCGTCATTCTTCTCCGTGCGGTGGCCATACGACTCCGCACGAAAGAAGGGTCCTGCACGCTCTCCTCCATGTCGTCCTCGTCCTCATCTTCGTCATCCTCGTCATCCTCGTCTTCGTCATCCTCCTCGGTGAGATCGGCATAGAACTCCAACCCTTCTACCAACGCATCCATCTGCTCCTGGAAGATCTTTTCCAACTCTTCCTCTGCGATCTCGTCGTCCTCTTCCAGGCTATTCAGCTTGGTAGCGACCTTGGCCGCCGACTCCGCGAGTCGCGGAAAGAACCCGGACGCGCTCTCCACATCCTCGACGAATTCCTGTTCCATCTCTTCGGAAAGCTCCCTAGAGTCGAAGAAATCGCCCAACATCTCAGCGATGATCGCGATATTGGCGAAAGAACGAATCGCAGTGTCGAGGTTCGACTCGGCGCTGTTCCCCTCGTCGATCTGGCTGACGATATTCTGGATGTCTTCGAGAATACCCGTAAGATTTTGTGGATTGTTCGACTCATGAGCACGAAGCCACGCCATACGACGCTTGCCTTTGGCAGTCTTGGCGCGCTTCGCACGTCGCCGAAGAATAGACGCCTTGTGTGCGCGATAGTAACTTTTACTGGCTCGCTTCTCCGCTTGAGAAGATCGCTGAGTCTTCTTGGCAACCCTTCCACCAGCCATCCGACGACGAGCGACCCGCCGCTCGTCCAAGGATTCCCCTGGCTCGGTCAGCCCGATCTGCGCGAAGTCCTCTTCGAGCGAAGTGATTATGATATTCTTGTTCATCGTCCTCTTCCTATCAGCCCTCGCCAAGACGAGAGGCCATCCGCGAAATGAAACTGCCCGCGACATCCATCTTGGAAAATCGCTCGGTAGCTAGATCGTACAATCTCCCAAGAGTGCCTATCTGAGTGACATGCGTCGGCGCCCCTTTTGCTATCGTCCCCAGCCGACCTAGGTCCTCTAGGAGATCTTCGGCAAAAGAGGTGAATGTCGTCATCGTGTCTTCCTTTGGTATAGGAAGACTCCGAACGGAGGCGCAAGCACTGTGTATGTCTTTCTCGAGTCCATCTATTCGTTCGTAGAGTACACCAAAGTCGTCTGTTAGCAAGCCCCTATAGCCCGCAAGGTCCTCTCGGATTGATGATCCATCATACAACCTATGGAACTTAGGACGCAAGCGTCTATTTTCCAATATTTCGATATCGGATCCGAGGGAGCGTCGAATACGGGTTTCACACGCCTCGTACAGGCGCAACCAAGGACAACTCCGAGAAATGGAGGAAAACCAGGACTCTGCCAAACCCACACCCGCGCCAGACCATTTCCCTGATAGCGCAAGCAGTCCGCGTAGGCGATCTTCTGCCGTCTCTGCGGAACCTTGTCGGTAGAGGTCGATGACCGACACAGCCTCGGTCTGTAGAAATTCGTCTAAGTCGTCCTCATCGTACGAAGGAACAGCAACGCGCTCTACAATAGATAGGAGCATCTTGCCGTCAAGAGCACTTTCGTACTTGACGCGCAGACAGCGGCCATCGTCGGCCGCAACGAGAGCATACCCGGGAAAGGTCCCCAACAAGTAGGTTTCTACTTTGGATCCAAACAACGCCTCCGCCTGTTCCTGGATTTCCGCGTCCAGTGACGAAATGACGCTCTCGTAACTCCCACGGGAGAGTCGGCGCATATCGTCTGTCGGAATGAACCGAGGCATCGTTATAGGAAAGCTACCCGGACTCTACAGGAAATGTCAAGGATCTTTGTACTCATATGATCGATTCTAGCGATTACCAGACGATTTCGCGATCTCGCGAACAAGACTGCGTACTTCATCGAGCCTTCCCCTGACGATCTTGTTCTGCCGAAGAAGCGTGTCCATCTTGTCCCCTGCCCGTTTCTCGGCCTCTCGACTCCCTCGAAACAATTCCTCTTCGGAGATTCCGCGCACCCTGCCAACAAGCTTCGGCCTAGAGGATCTGTGCGAGAACAATGCTCTCCGGAAGCGACGCATACTGGCAGCCGCATCTGGGCCAGAAACAGACTCAGGGCTCATCTCCCCGCCAGGAGACTCACTCGAAGCGGCAGGAGCCCCTGGCGCCGATCCCTCGAATCCGCCTTCCTCCTGCGGTTGAAGGCTCTGAGCCGCTGCTTGCCCTTTTCCTTCTGCCGTCAAATCACGAATCGTGTCCTCTTCGCGTTGTTTGATGACCGTCTCGATCTCCTTGTCGCCCATACCAAAGACATTGGCCAGCACCCAGTGGATGGATACGTGCTCGCGCATACGACTCGCCAGATCGGCGCGGGCATTACGAACCTCCAGTTGCGCAAGTTCGAAGATGGATGACGGCGTAGTCATGTGTATCTCGTAATCGACTTTAGCCGGGTCCACGCCGAGGGCGGCCATGTGGGTTCTGGCTACCTTCGAAAAGCCGTTACGTAACTCACGTTGCACACGAAGCACCGTACGAGCGAAACGTGTGTCTTCCGAGGAGAGGACTGCTCGCGCTACGCCTTCTTCTTGCCCCAAATACGCTTTTGGTACTTTTATCGCCGAAAAAAGTTTGTTCTGGAAATATTCGATGTCGTCCATGTGTTGCCAGCTCGGAGAACCGACAACCTCGATACGAGTCGAATCTGTTCCTTTCCTGGTCGGAATGAAGAAATCGTCGTCTTGGGACAAGACGTCCATTTTTAGAGCCAGATTCCCGCTTGGGTCTACGAATTTCCGCTTCTTGAACTGCTGACGAACGCGATTGACGAAAGCCATCCCCTCGCGCGGAGGTAGATCACCTGTATCTATATAGAAAGCATAGCGCTCGGGAGCCCGCTGGAGTCGATAGATGAGCGCGGCGTCTTCCAGGAGCAGGAGGCGCTTCCATATCCAGCGTGCAGAATCGAGAATCGACATGCCGTAGATCGATCGGCGTTGCTTGCTTCGAAGACGAAAATGAAC